ATGGCACCGGACATTATCCTGCTGCGTACCGGGATCGACGTGAGGGCTGTCAAACAGGGAGATGATGCGTGCCACAAATTACGGCTCGGCGTCATTACCGCTTCTGAAATTCACAACGTGATAGCAAAACCCCGTTCAGGAAATAAGTAGCCTGACATGAGAAGTACATGCCGAGTTTTGACGAGATGCTGCCGGAGTTCATCGAAAAAATGGACGAGACATTGGCTGAAATTGGTTTTGTATTTGGGGAACAATGGCGATGAAGCATACTCACGATAATATCCGCGTAGGCGCGATCACTTTCGTCAAACCGATTGTTATCATGATGATTGAGGTAAAGAATGGCGCAAAGTAGCGTTGTGAAAATTTAAACGTCTCAACGCCTCCTTGAATTTCTCACCCCACATGAAAAAGAACCAAACAGCCCGCTTTGAGCGAAAAACGAACTATGATATTAGCAAGAAAGCATCACTGTTAATATTCGAACAATTAATGCTCAGCTATTTCTCTATTATTTACAATCAGAAAGGACGTGTAATGGGTAAGGTTGATGAACTAAAGATGAAATATCCGGACGCGAATGCCTGGCAAATGGGCGACAGCCCTGAACTGGCTAACGAGCTTGCAGCACTTATAGAAAAAGGGATTAAAACGGCCTCCTGTGGCTCTTATGCCTCTTATCAGAAGGAAGAATTTGCCCCAAGGATTGGGAGCTATAACATCATCCTTGACGGCCAGGATGTACCGGTATGCGTGACCAGGCTGGTGTCGATGCAACTGGTGTGTTTTTGTGATGTTACTGCCGAGTTAGCTCGCAAGGAAGGTGAAGGCGATTTGAGCCTTGAATATTGGCAGAGAGAGCATCAACGATTTTTCACCCAGGAAGGTCATTTTTCTGAAGATATGGAGTTGATTATGGAAGAGTTTGAAGTTGTTGAGGTTCTGTAAGATGAGATAAACGAGCTGACGTTATATCAATTGGCATTTATAACAATGCCCGCACCTGACACATAGCGGATCTAAATATTAACGAGCGTCCACCAAATAGAGGAATGTCTAATAGGAACCTGGCAGTAGAACTGTCATCTGACTGACCAACCGACCCCAAACAACTAAGAGGTTTTGATAACTTATTTTGATAAAATTTTGATAACCGTTAGCAAACTTACATAAAACAACGGGCGTGTTATACGCCCGTTACAATATTTAACACATGTAGTGATTACATGTTTTTGATGATCGCGTCACCAAACTCTGAACATTTCAGCAGCTTAGCGCCTTCCATCAGACGTTCGAAGTCATAGGTTACGGTCTTGGCGTTGATTGCGCCTTCCATACCTTTAACAATCAGGTCTGCGGCTTCAGTCCAGCCCATATGGCGCAGCAGTATATAAAAACATTAAGTTCAATTCATTGATATTTAATGATAAAAATTATTTTATTGTCTTTTTATTAGCCAAAATCAACTTTATTCAACCGTTTGATTTTATTGACGTTCGTTTTTATTTTGGGGAAAGGTTTTATCTACCATTTATATCAAAATTACAAGCCTACATTTTATTAACATCTCAATACATGTGAAGCCTTGCAGACCTTTGTGAGGCCTTATGTGTCTCAGTTTTGTCCCTCTTTTTTGTACTAAAAAACATAGTAATTGAGGATAAACCTCATGCTATTTTCGCTTATATGCCTCTAAAGGCATGGCACTTAAATAGATAAAAGCACCACAAAATCATAAAAAAACCACACAGTAAAACCGCAATATGAAACAATAACAGATAATTAAACCAAAAACAGATAGCGCATTGTGATAATCATTCAATACTAAACAAAATATAAACAGTGGAGCAATATGTAATTGACTCATTAAGTTAGATATAAAAAATACATATTCAATCATTAAAACGATTGAATGGAGAACTTTTATGCGGGCGAAACTTCTGGGAATAGTCCTGACAACCCCTATTGCGATCAACTCTTTTGCTTCTACCGAGACTTTATCGTTTACTCCTGACAACATAAATGCGGACATTAGTCTTGGAACTCTGAGCGGAAAAACAAAAGAGCGTGTTTATCTAGCCGAAGAAGGAAGCCGAAAAGTCAGTCAACTTGACTGGAAATTCAATAACGCTGCAATTATTAAAGGTGCAATTAATTGGGATTTGATGCCTCAGATATCTATCGGGGCTGCTGGCTGGACAACACTCGGCAGCCGAGGTGGCAATATGGTCGATCAGGACTGGATGGATTCCAGTAACCCCGGAACCTGGACGGATGAAAGTAGACATCCTGATACACAACTCAATTATGCCAACGAATTTGATCTGAATATCAAAGGCTGGCTCCTCAACGAACCCAATTACCGCCTGGGACTCATGGCCGGATATCAGGAAAGCCGTTATAGCTTTACAGCCAGAGGTGGTTCCTATATCTACAGTTCTGAGGAGGGATTCAGAGATGATATCGGCTCCTTCCCGAATGGAGAAAGAGCAATCGGCTACAAACAACGTTTTAAAATGCCCTACATTGGCTTGACTGGAAGTTATCGTTATGAAGATTTTGAGCTAGGTGGCACATTTAAATACAGCGGCTGGGTGGAATCATCTGATAACGATGAACACTATGACCCGGGAAAAAGAATCACTTATCGCAGTAAGGTCAAAGACCAAAATTACTATTCTGTTGCAGTCAATGCAGGTTATTACGTCACACCTAACGCAAAAGTTTATGTTGAAGGCGCATGGAATCGGGTTACGAATAAAAAAGGTAATACTTCACTTTATGATCACAATAATAACACTTCAGACTACAGCAAAAATGGAGCAGGCATAGAAAACTATAACTTCATCACTACTGCTGGTCTTAAGTACACATTTTAAGAACGCCAACTAAAATTTCCCCGAGGTGAAAATCGCCCCGGGGAATAACTAGCCATTTCAATGTAACAATTAACCCTTAAAATAAACCCAGAAGGTTATTAACTAAATCACATAGAAAACCATCAATTATAGTGTGTATAAAATAGGCGACAGCAACCCAATTACAAATTAATGGTTCCAGAATATCACATCAAAAAACACGCTGTATAATATTATAATTAACATGTAGACAACTTGTAATAAATATTATCAGTCAATTGTTTTGTTTATTCCATCTGTGACGCCGATTATTTTCTCAAAATAATGAGATGGCGTGACACCATAATAATCTTTAAATGCACATATGAAATATGAAGTACTGTTATAGCCACATTTCTGGGCTACGACATTGATAGAATAAGAGTTTGAAGTTATGAGTTTTTTTGCATACCTCATCCTAGTATCTCTCAATATTTCAGTAAATGACGTTTCTTCATCCCTTAATCTTTTTTTTATTAAACTTTCACTCGTATAAATCAATTCCGCAATATCTTTTAAATGCCATTGCCGCTCAATATTAAAACTGATTATTCCAGTAATTTTACAGGTAAATGTATTTATATTTGTTAGTATAAATGAATTTACACTTTCGCGTTTTTTGAACATGGCAAGTAAGGATATACATAGTCTTTCTTTTAACCAAAGGGAGTGTGAGTCTGCTATTTTAATCCCTTCAAACAGAGAAAAAACAAGCGATAATGGAGGTTCCTCTTCAGCAATATAGCCATTCTTATCAAGAGTAAATTTGCCAGGCAACTCATTATTCACGTCGATAAAAAAGGATAAACATGTTTTCTTATCTATATCAACAATTCTTAGTTTAGAGGGGCATACTGGTAACTCTCTTCTAATTTTGTCGCTTACAATAAACAATGAATTTTTTTTGAACGAGATAACTCTCCTGTTTATAATTAAATCAAATGATTGACAGATGAAAACTACGGAGCAAACATAATCCATCTTGCACCTATCATAAAATTAAAACAAGTTGATAGTAGTCAAATAACAACCAATTAAATACACAATCATAATCAGGATGATGTGCATTTATATTTTTATACACAAAATTATAGTTTGCAAATTTTAATAAATTTCATTTAAGATTAAATTATTATATGTATATTGTTTTTTATTCTAACGTATTTCAAAGTTACATTTTTTCAACGATTAATATGCTTTTTATTAACATAAACTCACTACAACGCACCTGAAACCTCTTGCTATATATATGTCAACCGTTTGAATTTAAAATAAAAAGAGTATCATTTTTACTTGCATTTCTTATCAAGTCACATTCAACAACAGTAAAAAAACATTATTAGAACCATTCAATTAACAAAAAACCAACATCCAGCTTGCTTAATTTTTCTTTATTAAACGATATTGAAAATCAATTGATAAAATACATCTAAACAACCTTTTGGGGCGCAAAAGCATAACATCAAACAAACAAATAACACACCGAAAAAACTCACAATTAATAACCTATGATATACATACTGTTTATTATGGTTGAATAAGCCACTCGATATCTGGTGCTACGGAAGTGTCCACACGGTTTAGCAGCATCCGATACTTTTTCCAGGCTTCCAGCAACGGGGTTTCTTCCTCCGTTGCATATACAGCTCACCTTTTTTCACCCACGATTAACCAACAGCCAGACCAGCAGACACGCCACCACCGGCACAGCAAAATCCATCAGGCTTGCCACATCCCATGCACGTGTATCAAAACCGCCCCACCACGGCATATTCATTCGCTTGCCATGCCCGAACATTTCGATCCAGCGATATTCTGCCTGGGTGTGTTCACGCGCAATGAAGAACGTACAACCGGCTATCGCTCCGTAAGCCCAGTTCCCGGTAAAAAGACCAATCAGTAGCTGCGCAGCCACAGCACAAAGTGCATGAAGGAAAGGTGTTATATCCATTTTCATCCTACCCAATAAAATGGGGCGCTCGGCCCCTTAATATTATTTAGACGCAAGCACCGCCTCAATTGCAGATAATCTTTGTCTTAATTCTGCGTTTTCTTCTTCCAGTGCTGTTATCCTGTCGTCTGACTCTCTGGCTACCTGAACAAGCAAGCCAGTAACACCAGAATAATCTACAGTGTAATACCGTTCACCTTCTTCTCCATCTAATCCACTCCCGCCGTCTGGATATTTCATCATAGCCCCTACGGCTTCGGGGATGGCTTCCAGGGTTTCTTGTGCAATAACACCAGCGTAAGGCATACCGTTTTCTTTAAGCGTGTATGTATAGCCGTTCATTTTACGAATGCGGTCGGTTGCATTATCGATCACCTGAATATTGTCTTTCAGATCCCGGTCAGAGCCTTGATTAAATGCACTTGCATTGCACGCGCCGTTAACCGTTAATTCGTAGGTATTGCTGGTAGTTTTCTGTGCGTAGAACATATACAGAGCCTCATCTACGCCAACTTCATAAACAACCGGACGGCTAGAACTACCCCATAGTCTAGTTGTTACGCCAGCGTGAGCGGTTCCCTGTGTGTTTAATGTCATGGTTGACCCATGATTAGCGTATTTGATTTGTAATGTGTCTGTGTAATCAAATTTAATAATGGCGTTATCAACACGATTCCCATAAGACATGAGGCACTTACCCATTTTTAAGTAACCTTCATTTCCTGGGAAAATCAATGTCCCACCGTAAAGATCGCTAAAATCCCAGAAGATACCTTTTGTTCCGTTGTGTGTGACAATCCTTGTCATTGTATCTTTAGTGCCGTCAATATTTTTTCTGGTGTACATCTCGCTATAAGCGTTTTCGGTTTCTCCTGCCTTATTTGACAAGTGAATCTTACCGCTAAATATAGTTCCAGTGGTCGGCAATGCCTTTTGATCATAGATTACATTGCAATAACTATTCCATGTTGTTTTATTGTCTACATATGATTTTGTTGCATAGCTTCCTTGATCAGTTTTTAGTTTACTAACATCGGATTTTAGCGTTTTGATGTCATCAGGAATTACTGTTTTTGTAACCATTGTCTTACTCCATTAAGCCCATGTCCTTACATGCTGATCTGTCGTAATGAAAGGCATTAAAGAAGATATGTTTTTACTGCTATCAACAATCCTCATGTTTACGAAAAAACCACCGCGATCAATGCCTGTACATCTTTCGTTTTCTGGCTCCTCGTAATCGATAATGCAGCCAATAACATCAACAAGAACCCCGTTTTCTTCTTCAAGACTGAACAGGCCACTGTCATATACAATTGCGTTAAACTGTTCTCTGTTATCGAATCGTAATGTTATATCCCGCATTATACGTATTCCTTAAGCTGCGTATCTGACAATGCTCTGTTCCAGAAACGGAGGTTTTTTATATGACCATTAAGGTGTCGTAATCCTGTCGTCGTTTGCCCCCCGATACGAATCACGGCTGCTTCACGAATATATTTCCATACTGTTTTTGTTTCAGTGCTTATATGCTTATTTGCAAATGAGCATGTCATGCCGTCAGCCTTAACCCTGAATCCCATAACGAGATCCCTTACTCCGCATGATTCATATACACGTCGGTTAGCCCCGCCTATATCGCAATACGAATAACCGTCCTGACTAATAGTTCCAGAAGAACCAAACCCCATAATAAATGGGCCTCCGGACTGGTGATTTTCTGAATCAATGACACGCGGTGCAGCATTATGAGAAATAAACCAGTTTTTATGGACTTCCACCATGAACGTAAAAGGCATGGTATACATATTTTTCATCAGCGGAAATTTACATAAATCTGATGCACGAGTCGCTGGCTCTGTTGTCGTTATGATGAAGGAAGTTGCACAAGCACCATACTCGAATTGCGGGGTGGTTACTTCTATCCAGTCACCTGTTGCAAAAGACCCCACAGCTCTGTCGGCTGCAATTTGCAGCTGCGTACCAACCATTCCCCATTCTGGCAGACATTTCAGTGTTGCCTGAAAGTATATCCATCCACTACCAGGATCGATTTCAAAGTTTGCTGTTAATAGCTGGGCATTGCCACCAGTAATTTGTAGTTCATGGGTCTGTAATGACAAATAGGCGTCGCAAAGGAAGGTGTATCCTTCCGAGTTATACCGTTCAAAACGGATACGTGCGCGAACATTGAGATCACTTCTTACCCTGAACGACGCGGTAACATACGGACCTTTACTGTACTGATCATCGCCAGTCACATCTATGCCTTTGTTACCAGCAACTGTGCATATATTTCTCCCTGTTGTCGTTCCTGCTATATCGCTTCCTACCGTGAAACGTCCATATTTAAACTCAAATTCATCTGTTGATGATGTTACAGATATACCACCGCTTTTATTCCAGGCATCAGGATTAAAACTATTTACGAACATGTTTGTTCGCTGATTCTCTATCAGCAAACCATATTTTTCAAAACGAGGAACGTTATTCCCTGCCACGGTAATATGCCCGGACTTATCAATATACGTTGCAGATGAAGCCCGGCTAAATTGGCATATGCCATTAACAGGCATTGTTATTTCATCACTGCCGATGGTTATTGTTTTATAGCCCGGGGCATACCCTGTTATCGCTTCCAGAGAATCATTCAAGGGTAGCCAGATATCAGGAAGCGGAGGGACAGAAGCAGGATCAGCGGCATCTTCTGCAATCCGGGCTGCATTCTCTGCTCTTGTTGCGGCTGACGTTGCTTCTGTCTCGCTAGCTGCTGCTTTTGTTTCACTCGTCTTTGCGTTAGTTTCACTGGTTTTTGCAGCTTTTTGGCTATTAGCTGCCGCTGTTGCAGAACCAGCTGCGGCACTCTCGCTTTCAGCTGCTGCATCCTGACTGCTTTTCGCCGCAGTTTCGCTGGCTTTGGCATTCGTTTCGCTGGTCTTCGCTGCCGTCTGGCTGGACTTTGCGTTAGTTTCGCTCGTCTTCGCTGCTTTCTGGCTGTTAGCCGCAGCAGTTGCTGATCCAGCTGCTGAAGTCGCAGAACCAGCTGCCGCACTCTCGCTTTCGGCTGCTGCATTCTGGCTATTTTTCGCCGCAGTTTCACTGGCTTTGGCATTCGTTTCGCTGGTTTTCGCTGCCGTCTGGCTGGACTTTGCGTTGGTTTCGCTCGTCTTTGCGGCTGTCTCGCTATTTTTCGCGTTGGTTTCTGATTTTTTGGCTGCTGTCGCGGAGTTTGCCGATGCAGTCTGCGAGGCCGCTGCCGCCTGTGCGCTGTTAGCTGCATTCGTTTCTGAGGTTTTCGCCGCGTTCTTCGATGATGCCGCAGCCGTTTCGGATTTCTTTGCCGCCGCTGCGCTCTGAGAGGCGGCTTCGGCGTTGCGTGCCGCTTCTTCCACCATTGCCTCAAAACGACGCAATGCCTCCGGCATGACGTCATCTTCCGTCATGGCACCGAGAAAATCATTCAGCGTACCGGGTCTGGAACCTTCATAGACGGTAATGATCCCGGCATGTGAAGGCGGAAAACCTTCAACCAGCAGGGTGACGCTGTACTGGCCATACTCAACATCCATGCTGTAACGCCCGGCTTCATCCGGATTTTCAGAGGCCACCGTGTTCACCAGTACCGTGGTGCTGTTACGCTTTGCCTTCAGTTGAATAGTGCAGTTCTGTATTGGTTTTCCCGCACCATCTTTCAGCACACCTGAGATTTTTACTGCTGCCATATCCACTCCACAAAAAAGCCCGCCTGAACCGGCGGGCTGTAATAACACTGTGTTACCTGGCTAATCAGAATTTATAACCGACACCCACGATGAAACCGTCAGTACGCCAGTCGCCACTGCCGGAGCCTTCATAAGCAATATCAATGGCCACGGATTCGGTCGGGTTAAACTGCACGCCAGCTCCCCACGCCAGAGACGTGTCGCTGTGGCGACCGTCATCACTTCCGGTCAGCACATCGTGCGTTTTCCCCTTGTTGTCAGTTACGCGGAGATAATCCCCGGAGAACGTCGAAACACGGCTGTAAGCCACACCCGCCATCGCATAAGCACTGAACCATTCATTCACGCGCACAGACGGCCCCGCCATCACGCTGAACCAGCGGTTACGCACGGAATCTTCATGCCAGCGGGTATCGCTGTAACGGGTAAGCTGGCGATTCTTGTCTCCTGCATAGCTGAATGACGTCACCAGCCCCAGTGTGTCCGTAAACTCATAACGGTATTTCACGTTAATCCCGTTAAGATCATCGCTGCCGGGAACGTTCGTCGAGGCATGAAGATACCCCGCGCTCAGCGTGGACTGATGTTCAGATGCCCATGCAGGCGCACCGGATACGGCCAGACAGATGGCTGCGGAAAAAATGGCGGCATAAAGTTTACGCATAATTACCTCTCGCTTTTCTGCAATAAAAAAGGCACCATTTCTGGTGCCCTTATATGGGTTATAACAATTTCAACGAATACTGATGCCGGAAGCGGCTTTTTTGGTCACAATCACCGTACAATCGGTGATATTACCTGCCCACTGATTGCCTTTCTGGAAAATCTTAAACTCCAGAGTGACGCTTCCCCTGCCACTCGGCATATCAATAACCGCACTGTAGCTACCGGGAATGGCCCCTTTAGTTTCTCTGGATGCGATTAATACACCGTTTTTGCGAACTTCAAAACCATAACCCGTGTATCTTGTACCTCCCGGGTTATTACCACTTCCCGGATCGCTATACGCTATTCCGTTAAAGATAATGGGCGGAATAATGATTTGACGGTCAAAGTTATGATCATCACTGATGGTGACTGTAACCGTCCCGTTTGGTGTTTCCGTGTTACCCCACGTACCAGCCTTTTTCGGAAATGGTTTGGATACAGTTTTAACGAAGTCACCTCTGACCTGGTTCGCCTCCAGCATGCCCTTAATCGTACAGTTTTCATTTACCGTGACGTTGTTGAGCGTCCCGGAGTTCGCATTCACGTTACCGCTGATATCGGCATTTTTCGCCGTCAGCCGCCCGTCCGGTGTCAGGGAAAATACCGGAGGATTGCCGCCGCTGGTAATGGTGGGAGCCGTCAGATACTTCAGGAACACGTCGTTCATGAATATCTGGTTGCCCTGCGCCACAAACATCGGCGTTTCATTCCCGTTTGCCGGGTCAATAAACGCGATACGGTTAGCGGCAACCAGAAACTGGCTCAGTTTGCCTTCCTCCGTATCCTCCATGCTGAGGCCAAGCCCCGCGACATAATGCCTGCCGTCTTCGGTCTGCTCAATTTTGACGCCCCACATGGCATTCCATTTATCGTTGGCGTCTTTCCACTCTTTCGAAAACTCCTCCAGTTTGCTGGCGTTATCCTCCGTCAGCTCGACTTTTTCCAGCAGCTCCTTGCCGAGATGGGATTCGGTTATCTGGCCTTTGAAAAAATCCAGGTAACCTTCCGCATCATCGCTCGCCCGACCGACAGCCTCCACGAATGCCGATTTGCCAACGGTGTTCACACTGCGAACGTAAAAATAATAATCATGACCCGGCTTAATATTGATACTGGCAGCTATCCAGTACAGCGCCGTGCCAAGATAGCTGGCTGTGGTTTCAACCTGCCTGATATCCGCAATCCGCTTTTCCGAGAACCAGAACTCAAACTGTACCGTCGGATCATAAACGGCAAGATGCGGCGTGGCGGTTATCTGAAAATAGCCCGGCGTCAGCTCAATCTGCGACGGTGCTGCCGGTGCGGCAATCCGGAACGATACCGACGCCGGATCGCCCTGCTGCCCCCACGCATTTACCGCCCGGACTGTCAGCCTGTAGTTCCCCAGCGCCAGTTGCCTGAAGCGGTATGTGGTTTCCGTCGTCCTGGCCGTGCTGACCAGCCGCTCACTGCCGTCATCCGCTGCCACGGTCAGGCGAAGCATAAAGCTCCCCCCCTTCACCACCTTCGGCGTGTCCCAGCGCGCCAGCACCTGGTATTCCCCGCTGTCTGCGGTGACTTCTGCAGTCAGGTGCTGCACCGCGGGCGGCGTGACACCGTTCACCGTTCCGCTCTGGTCGCCGTCAAAGTACGCCCCGTTATCCACGATGGCTTCTTTCTCCGGTACATGCTGCACGGCAGTGATGGCATACGTGCCGTCATCGTTCTCACGGATACTCACACAGCGGAACAGGCGCTGGCGCAGCATCGGCAGCTTCAGCCCCCACACGCTGTATCCGGCAACGCCGTCAGGAACACGGCTCACTTTCACCTTCACACCGTCGGTGACGGACTGGACCTCCACGCTGACCGGATTCCCCTGCCCGTCAACCAGGCTTATCAGCGTGGTGCCGGAGGATGGCAGCGTGATTTCACGGTCGAGCGTCAGCGTCCGGGTCTGGCTGTTCACCGCCAGCACACGCCCACCGATGCTGATACCGGCATAGTCATCATCGCAGATTTCAATGACATCCCCCGGTACATGGCGAAGCCCTTCAGCACCCACGCTGAAGTCCACGGTCTGCGTTTCCAGCAGCTCCGTTTTAATCAGCCACAGCCCGGCGCGGTGTGCCTGCCCCCGACTGGTACAGCCAAAGGCATCCATCTTCGTGACGTTACGGCCGTAACGGGCAATGGCCTGCGTATCCTCCACGAGCTCTGTCGCCGTCTCCCAGCCGTTGTTCGGGTCAATCCAGTTCACCTCAACGGCATTATGGCGGTCCTTCAGGGCGCTGAAGCTGTAGCGGAACGGCGCGCCATCATCCGGCATCACCACATTACTGCGGTTATAGGTCCACACCTTATCTGATGGTCGGTCCTGCACGAACGTCAGCGTCTGCCCGTTCCATACCGGCATACAGCGCATCGCCGAGCAGAAATCACTGAGCACATCCCACGCCTTGCGCTGTGTGGTCAGGTACGCATTACAGGTGATGCGCGGCTCCGTGCCGCCAAAGCCGTCCGGCACTGACTGGTCGCAGTACTGGCCGATGACATACAGCGCCCATTTATCCACATCCGCCGCACCAAGACGTTTCCCCATGCCGTAGCGCGGATGGGTCAGCATATCCCACAGACACCAGGCCATGTTGTTGCTGTATGCCGGTTTAAACGTTCCGTCCCAGATACCGCTGTATTGCCGCGTCTGCGGGTTATAATTCGACGGCACCTGCAGAATACGCCCGCGCAGATGATAATTACGGCTCACCTGCTGACTGCCGAACTGCTCCGAGTCCACCTGCACGCCGACCAGTGCCGTGTTCGGGTAGCACTGTTTCACATCGATAATTTCGGTGTATGACGACCAGAGCGTTTTGTTCTGCAGCTGGTCTGTGGTGCTGTCCGGCGTCATCCTGCGCATCCGGATACTGAACGGGCGCGGCGGCAGGTTATCCACCACCACCGAGGCCAGATACTGTGAAGTGGTTTTACCCTTAATGGTGATGTCTTTTTCCGTCACCCAGCCACCGTTACGTTGTATCTGAACCAGCAGGCGGACTTCCGACGGATTCCGGTCACCCTTTGAGGTGGTTTCCACCAGTGCCTGCACGCCGAAAGTAAAACGCAGACGGTCAATGTTTGCCGACGTGATGGTCCGGGTGATCGGCGTGTCATATTTCACTTCTGTACCGAGCACCGTCTCGGAGCCGGAGGATTCAAATCCCTCCGGCGGTGTCTGCTCCTGCTCACCGGCCCGGAACACCACCGTGACGCCGGATATATTGGTATTCCCCTCACTGTCCAGCACCGGCGTACTGTTCAGCAGCACGCTTTTTAATCCATCCACCGGACCTTCAACCGGCCCTTCGCTGATGGCATCGATCACACTCAGCAGCTGCGTGGACTTCAGGTTGTCCTTCGCTTCGCGCGGGATATGCCCCTTACTGCTGCCTTTACCCATTCGTCATGCTCCATAAACGATAAAACCGCCCGGAGGCGGTTTCACATAAAACATTTTGCATCAGCGACCAATCACCACAATCTGACCACCATCCCCTTCGTCTGCCGTGCTGATCTCCTGAGAAACCACGCGTGACCCCACGCGCATTTCACCGTACAGAACCGGCAGAACATTGCCCAGGGCAACCATGTTATCCAGTGAGGAGAAATAGGTGTTCTGTTTGCCGTTATCCGTTGTCTGTGTACGGGGAGTTCTGGCTTTCGGTGCCAGCATCTGCGCCACACCACCGAGCACCATACTGGCACCGAGAGAAAACAAGATGCCGGTCATACCACCGGCCCCAATGGCTGCCCCCCATGCTGCAAGGGTGGCTCCGGCGGTAAAGAATGATCCGGCAATGGCGGCAGCCCCCAGGACAATCTGGAATACGCCACCTGACTTGGCCCCTGCGACTCTGGGAACAATATGAATCACAGCGCCATCAGGCAGAGTCTCATGTAACTGCGCCGTTAACCCGGACGTGCTGACGTCCCGCCCGGCAATCCGTACCTGATACCAGCCGTCGCTCAGTTTCTGACGAAACACCGGGAGCTGTGTGGCCAGTGCGCGGATGGCTTCAGCCCCCGTTTTCACACGAAGGTCGATGCGGCGGCCAAATCGTTGTAAATCCCCGTAAAGGCAGATGCGTGCCATGCCCGGTGACGCCAGAGGGAGTGTGTGCGTCGCTGCCATTTGTCGGTATACCTCTCTCGTTTGCTCAGTTGTTCAGGAATATGGTGCAACAGCTCGCCGTCGCCGCAGTAAATGGCGGCATGATTCGGCACCGATGAACCAAAACAGCACAGCAGCACATCGCCCGGCTGCGCCGCTGACAACGGCACCTGATACAGCCCTGTGGCCTCCAGATTATCCAGATAGAGATTCTGACCGTTACGCCACCAGTCATCCTCGCGGTGAAAATCCGGCATCTCAATCCCCGCCAGATGGTAAGCGTCCCGGAACAGCGTGTAACAGTCCGTCACCCCGTGCTCAAAGCGCCGCCCGATGAGATACGGCACACAGCGGAATTTATGAATCTCCCCGCGGCAGACCAGCCACCACGGTAAATCACTCTGCACCTGCAGCCGCCGGTCGGCTTCACTCAGCCAGGGCAGACCACCGGGATGGCTGTGGACCAGCGCCACAATCTCACCCTGCATCTCTGCCTGCAGCCAGTCCTCCGGCGACATCCGGAAATACTCCTCCGGCTCACCGGAGATATTCACGCAGGGAAAATATCTTTCCCCCTCCGGCGTTCTCACCACGAAGCCGCACGACTCCGCTGGCGCACATCGTCGGGCGTGCGCCAGAATCGCTGATTCTGTCTCTGTCATGGGATTTACTGCGAAAGTTTGTTAATGGAAAGGAAGCCGCCAAAGTTGCCGACGTTATTGCGAAACTTACAGCCACTCAGGCATTTGCTGCATTTATCCTTCGTGATATCGGACGTCGGCTGGTCATATTCATCCGCGACAGCCGGACCGTGATAACCGCACTCATCACCGCGATAGATCCAGGTGCAGGTATTAGCCAGCATGATGCGCCCCGGAAAAACAGCACCATCCGTTTCAGTCGGCGTGGACAGTACAAAAGAGGCACTCACCGCGCTCAGTTCGCTGCACTGTTCGATGCGCCAGCGGCTGATCACCTCCTGCTCCGGATCGGCGTCGCTGTTTCCGTTAACGAAGTTCACCGCATCCAGAAAACGGGCGTAAACCTTACGCCGGACCACCGTTCCGCCGACCAGACTCTGCAGGTCTTCCGCCATACCGGTGACCATGCCGTGCAGGTTAGAGACCGTCAGCGTGGGGCGCGTACTGGTGCCTTTGCCATTCAGTTCAAAACCGCTCCCCTGAATGGGATACGGCTGATACTGTCGCCCCTGCCAGGTGACCGGCTCACCTTTTTCGTTCTGCTCATTACAGAAAAAATAACGTTCTCCACCGACCTCTGTCAGATCGATTTCCCAGAGCACCACGCTGGCCGACTGCTCCGCACGGGTGCATTCATTCAGTGTTTCCTGCCGGATATCCTGCATCAGTTCACCACCTGTTCAAACTCTGCGCTGAACTCAACACGCAGCATACTGACCCGCGACGACCATTTTGCGCAGGTCACCTTTATCTGCCGCCACTCATAAGGCGGCGTCCACAGAAAGGATTTCCAGCCCCCGTGCTCAGCCAGAAACGACTCAAGCGCTGTGGCCTCCCAACGGGGAACAGAAAGCGTCACGCTGTACGTTTTCAGGTCGGCATTCAGCCCGGCAGGCGCTCGCTGAGAATAGCCATCACCAAAGCGCACCTTTCTTACGGAAGGGGCCGAAGCCACATCCATACCGGGTTTCACTTTCCAGCGGAAGGTTTTCATCGTCCACCTCCGGAGAACAGACCACCATCGCGCATCTGCCCGGTCACAACATCCATTGCCGCCTTACGGGCTACGTCATAAACCGCCTTCAGCGCCTGTGGCCCTATCTGACCGTTCGTGCCGTCGTTGTTAATCACCACATGGTTATTCTGCTCAAACTTCCCGGATGCCTGCGAGCGGCTGTCCGCCATGCTGCCCGGTGTACCGACATAACCGCCGGTGGCATAGCCGCGCATCAGCCGGTAGAGATTCCCCACGCCAATCCGGCTGGTTGCCTCCTTAGTGAAGACAAATTCACCACGGTGAACAATCCCCGCTGGCTCATATTTGCCGCCGGTTCCCGTAAATCCTCCGGTCGCAAAATGGAATTTCGCCGCAGCTGCCTGAATGGCTGTACCGCCTGACGCTGATGCGCCGCCACCAACAGCCCCGCCAATGGCGCTGCCGATACTCCCGACAATCCCCACCATTGCCTGCTTAAGCAGAATTTCTGTCATCATGGACAGCACGGAGCGGGTGAAGCTGCGCCAGTTCTGTTCACTGCCGGTCAGCATCGCCGCCATATTCTGCGCAATACCATCAAAGGTCTGCGTGGCTGCACTTTTAACCTGCGACATACTGTCCGTGGCGCTCTCTTCCCACTCACTCCAGCCGGACTTGAGGCCTGCCATCCAGCTCCCGCGAAGCTGGTCTTCAGCCGCCCAGGTCTTTTTCTGCTCTGACATGACGTTATTCAGCGCCAGCGAATTATCGCCATACTGTTCCTTCAGGCGCTGTTCTGTGGCTTCCCGCGCTGCCTGCCGGTCAGTAAGCCCCCGGTTTTTCGCCTCAATGGCTGCCCGTTTTGCCCGTTGTTGCTGTGCGAACTTATCCGCCTGCTGCGCCAGCGCATTCAGGTGCTCCTGATACGTGACCTTATCGCCAAGTACAGCCAGCTGGCGTTTGTACTCCAGCGTCTCATCTTTATGCGCCAGCAGGGATTTCTCCTGTGCGGATAGCTGGCGACGTTGTGCCGCCTCCTCCAGTACCGCGAACTGATTTTCCGCCTTCCACAAATCCCGGCGCTGCTGGCTGATTTTCTCATTCGCTCCGGCATGCTTCTCCAGCGTCCGGAGTTCTGCCTGAAGCGTCAGCAGGGCAGCATGAGCACTGTCTTCCTGACGATCGCCCGCAGACACCTTCACGCCGGACTGTTTCGGCTTTTTCAGCGTCGCTTCATAATCCTTTTTCGCCGCCGCCATCAGCGTGTTGTAATCTGCCTGCAGGATTTTCCCGTCTTTCAGTGCCTTGTTCAGTTCTTCCTGACGGGCGGTATATTTCTCCAGCGGTGTCTGCAGCCGTTCGTAAGCCTTCTGCGCCTCTTCGGTATATTTCAGCCGTGACGCTTCGGTATCGCTCTGCTGCTGCGCATTTTTGTCCTGTTGACTCTGCTGTTCAGCCTTCTTTCGGGCGGCTTTAAGCGCAAGACGGGCCTTTTCACGGTCATCCCAGTAACGCGCCCGCGCTTCATCGTTAACAAAATAATCATCCTTGCGCAGATTCCAGATGTCGTCCGCTTTCTTAAACGCAGCCTCTGCCTTAATCAGCATCTCCTGAGCGGTATCAGGACGACCAATATCCAGCACCGCATCCCACATGGATTTGAATGCCCGTGCTGTCCTGTCTGCCCAGGTTTCCAGCGTGCCCATGTTCTCTTTCAGGCGTCGGGTCTGGTCATCAAACCCTTTCGTTGCGGCCTCGTTCGCCGCCTGCAATGCCCCGGCTTCATCGCCGGAACGCTGCAACTGAGCAACATACGCAATCTGCTCCGCCGTCACGTTATGGAACTGGCGCGCCATCGCCGTCAGCCCCGACGTCGGGTCAGTGGTCAGCTTCCCGAAGGCTTCAGCGACCTTGTCCACCTCCACGCCGGATGCAGAAGAGAAACGCGCCACACTCTGGCTGATGGACGCAATCTGAGCCTCACCGCTTACCCCCGCCTTAACCAGTGCGCTGAGTGACTCGCTGGTCTGGTTAAACGTCAGCCCTGCCGCCTGCCCGGCTCTGGACAGGACCAGCATACGATCTGCCGTCAGCCCCGACTGATTGCCGGAAAGGACCAGCGTTTTGTTGAAATCGGACAGGGTTGAGTTGCCCTGATACCAGGCATACGCCAGCGCACCGGTCGCCACCGCCAGCGAGGTGGCCCCGACCATCGGCAGGGTGATCGCACCGGCAAGCCCCCGGAACATGGGGATCATCCCGCCGAAGGAGTCCTTCACCTGACCCCCCTGTTGCAGCAGGATCAGCCACGGACTTTGCCCGCCTGCAAGCTGCGTGGCCACGTCGGTGAACTGTGCAGGCAGCATACGCATGGCGGCTTTATACTGCCCGACGGAAATCCCCGCTTTCTGTGCAGCCAGCGCCTGCCGGTTCATCGACTGTTCAACGACTGCCGCTGTTTTTTTCGCATCACTTTCCGTACCGGAAAAATGACGCCTGACTCTGGCCATCTGCTCGTCAAATCTGGCCGCATCCAGACTTAAATCAACGACCAGATCGCCTACCGGTTCAGCCATACCGGACTCCTCCTGCGATCCCTTCTGATACTGTCATCAGCATTACGTCATCCTCCGTCATGTCCGCTACATCCGGGGAAGCGGGGATAACTTCTTTCCCGTCCGGGCCAAAACGAACGCCTCCGGCAAGCCCTGCCGCTTTCTGCATCAGCACATCATCTTCAGGCTCTTCGTCAGCCTCACGCCGGTTAAGCAGACTGAAATCCAGCGGATGCATATCCGGATCGCTGAAAAACAGGCTGAGCACGGTATATGTCAGCCCGGAAAAGTGCATATCCAGCAGAACATCATGAAAATAATGGGTACTGTAAAAGCGGTGCCAGTCGGCATACTCCGTGGATGACATCCCGGCAAGCATGGCACGCCAGTCGGGTCGCCCCATCTCACGCGCCAGTTTCAGGGCAAAACTCAGCTCACCGTCGAACACTTTCCCGCAGAAACAGGCTCTGCAGGCCCGGCGTCATCTGCCTGTTCAGGAGCATCATTCACCACAAACTCATACATACCGGACAGCCGGTACACCACGTTTTCAGCATGAGAAATTGCCTCCGTGGGCCAGGTGGTAAGCACTTCCTGCTCAATCTGTTTAACGGCTTCATTCATGGAAGGCAGCTTTGTCTTCTGCGGATGGTTATGCCACAGGGACATCGCCACCACAAAAGCGCCGGTTCTGATGGCGTCTTCCACAGTAAACTTCCGGTTGCTGTCTGACTCCGCCTGTTCTGCCTGTCGTTTCATCAGGGCGAGATGCTCAATACGCTGCAGGGCTGACAGTTCAGAAAGCGTGACGGTCACACCGTTATGTTCAAATGATTCGGTTTTCAGGAACATCGCTGACTCTCCGGATTAACTGGCGGTGACGTTGATTTCTGCAACCGCAGCAAGTTCACCATTACCGGATACGACCAGAATGTTGACCTTGCCTGCAGCAACACCGTTCACGGTGATGGTCATACCACTGACCGACACGGTGGCTTTTGTTTTATCCGCAGACACCGCACGGAAGCTCTTGTCGGTTGCGCCTTCCGGCTGGAATGCCACGGTCAGCGTGGTGCTCTGCCCTTTCACCACCGAGGTGCTGGCAGGCGTCACGGTCATGCCGGTTGCCGCTGTTACCGTGCTGCGATCTTCTGCCATCGACGGACGTCCCACATTGGTGACTTTCACCGTGCGGGTGATCACTTCCTTCGCCGTCACCGCCTTACCGATACTGCTGACCCAGCCACGGAACACATCGACCGTGCCGTTCGGGAAGCGGATTTTATAGGCACGGGTATCACCTTCATTAAACCACGCCAGCAGCGCCTGCTGCCCCTGCTCTCCGGGCATCCACGCCAGCGTGAAGCTGGTATCTCCGGCTGACTTCTGCCCCTGTCCGGTCGCGGTCCAGTCCGCATCTTCATCATCGAGATAACTGTCGTCATAGGACTCAGCGGTCAGTTCGCCGGGCGTCAGGTCTTTAACTTTTGCCAGACGCGACCAGTCAACGTCTGAAAGCGGGTTTGCATAAGGGTCGCCGCTCCCGTTATAAACCCACAGGGTGGTTCCGGCACCTTTCACCGGTATTGCTGGATTTGGTACAGGCATATCGTCCTCACATTTCATAGGTAATGACATAAGTCAGATCGGCTGAACTCCACAGGCCCGCATCATCGTCGCGCCGGTAGTCATAGCCACTGGCCACCATACTGGTGATCAAATCTGACAGTGCCGGGATATCGCTCATCACCGGATAAATCCGGGACTCCATCCACGAATCCAGCTCTGAATCCGGCACCTGAGCAGGCAGGAAAACTTCAATATGCAGCTCCGCCTGCCAGGTATCGCTGTCCAGCTCTTCGCCCGTGTATTCAGCGCCGGTGAGATAAACGGCAATTGCCGGAAAATCTTCCTCATCAAAAACAGCGGGGCGACCATCAAAAAGCGTCGCCCCGGTGTCATGCTTCTCCAGTGCATCCAGTACGGCTGCACGGAGTTCAGTATGTTTCATCGCTTTATTACCATTCTCAGTTGATGCTGCAGCGCATAGCCCAGCTCTTTCGGAAGACGTTCACGCCGTATCCGTTCAATATTCTGTTTAAACGCCGTGGTCAGCGGCACCGCCATCGGGATTTTCACCACATCAATGGGGTAACGGTTTTTCCCGGCCACACGCTGCATAACATGCCACCGGCCATTTTTCAGTTGCTGAATAAACGCGCCGGGAATACGACGGTTACCCACCACAAGCACGCTGCCGCCACCTTTCAGGGATGAACGCTGCCCCTTTTTACGACGCCTGCGGCGGGACAGGACAACCCGCGCATTACCCAGCCTGATTACGGGCAAATCCCCCCGGTTAACTTTGATTCTGGCCTGCGGATTTTTGACCGTGGCCCTTTTCAGCCTGGCCCTTTCCTTTACCAGTTTCCGGCGTACCTTTGTCTCACGGGCAACCTGTGACGCAGACTGCGATATCGCGGATGAAGCAACGCGGTTAATGGCCATTGCGGCGGCACCAGGCACCGCCGTTTTGCTGATACGGCTGAGGTTTTCAACGGCCTGCTCAAGACCTTTTATGGCCATACATCCCCCTTTCAGCGGCGACGGTTAACGGCAGGCGGTACGCCCCGTCCAAGCCAGAGATGACAACTTCCGCCATCATCCGGCGAAACCCGATCTACCCAGAAATTTTCCTCACCGATGGTCAGCGTGTCTCCACGCCGCAGCTGCCGCACCTCATCAGTCCGGACAAACAGGGACGGGCTGGAGCCTTCAACGCGCACGCCCTGTCCGGCATAGCTGATATTTTCAGGGTCATCAAAAACACCACGTATTACTGCGCCGGACTGCTCACCGGATGTCATGGTGGCTGACGTTCCCATGTACCCGCGTATCGTTTCATCGGCGCGGGCAATGGCAGCATCGAACAGGTTATCGAAATCAGCCACAGCGCCTCCCGTTATTGCATTCTGGCCAGGCCGCGCTCTGTCATTTCGGCTGCCACACCGGCAGAGACACGAAACGCCGTTCCCGGCAGCACAAATGCCACAGCCTCATCCCGCGTGGCGTGAAGTGCATCAGTATGCAGCGTCACCAGTGCCACAACCGTGACCAGATCAGCCGTATCAGTCACGGTATCCGGCTGCGCTGATACAACCTCATTTTCATGTCCGGTCAGCACATTTTCCGGGCTGAGAGGGGTATCCTGACCGGCAGTGTCGCCCGTGTCATCAAGCTCTTCTTCCAGCTCTGCCACACGGAGCGCCAGTTCTTCTTTCGTCCCCGTCAGGCTGACATCACGGTTCAGTTGTTCACCCAGCGACCGGAGACGGGCAATCAGTTCATCTTTCGTCATGGACTCCTCCACAGAGAGAAAATGGCCCCGAAGGGCCATGATTACGCCAGTTGTACGGACACGAACTCATCAGGGTCAGCCAGCAGCATCAGCGGTGCTGACTGAATCATGGTGAACTCACGCGCCGGGTCGCCGGTGGTCACCCAGTTTTTCGGGTAACGGGCAGAGGCGTTAATGCCTTCGCGCTGTGCGTCCGCATCCTGAATGCAACCATAGGTGCGCAGACCGCGTGCCTGAGTGTTCCCCAGCACCATCGTGTTGTCCGGCAGGAAGTTCTTTTTGACGCCGTTTTCCACGTACTGTCCGGAATACACGACGATGGCCACATCGCCATACATTCCCTTATAAGACACCGCTTTGCCCAGGTCTTTTACCGCTGTCTCCAGCTCGGAATGAGAGCCGCGACGGGTATCCAGCTTCTCCCTGACGGCCTTGAAGGAACGGAACAGCGCCCAGCCTTTCGGATCAAACACGATGATATTCACCACACCGCTGGCGTTCAGCGCGTAGGCTTCGATATCGTCGGTCGGGTCATACGTGGACTTGTCACGCTTGCTCCACTCCGTGCCGCCGGACTGCGTGATGTTATTCGCCGCACTGCGGCCCATATCCACCTCAACCGGATCGAAGGCTTCACCGGTCATGGTGTATTTGCCCTTAAGCACGGCAGAAACTGCCTGCATCTCTTCGACCTGGGCAATCGCCAGATTTTCATCCAGCATATTCTGCCGAATAATACGGCGACGACGGTAAGCCGGGTCAGCCAGGTTCTGCGGATCTTCATCCGGCAGGCGACGCAGGGTCATCTGCGGATTCACCTCATGCTTCGGCTTGACATAACCCGGCGTAAATTCAGAGGTGGAGCCGCCACGGGATCGGATAACCTCACCGGAAACAATCGGCGAAACGTACAGCGCCATGTTTACCAGTCCCGGAATTTGTGAGAGATAGACTTTTTCCGTGGTGAAAGGATAGGTTTCACGGAAAAAGAGACGCAGAAACAGCGGATCGAACTTAAAGTGATGCTGGGTCGATGCCAGTAATTCTGCAGTTGTATATACAGACATAAATTATTTCCATAAAAAAAGCCGCACAGGCGGCCTTTGTTGATGAAGGGGAAGATTAAACGATGCTGATTGCCGTTCCGGCAAACGCGGTCCGTTTTTTAGTCTCGTCGCTGGCAGCCTCCGGCCAGAGCACATCCTCATAACGGAACGAGCCGGACTTGTAGAACGTCAGTGTGGTGCTGGTCTGGTCAGCAGCAACCGCCAGAATGCCAACGGCTGCACCGTCGGTGGTGCCATCCCACACAACCAGCTTACGGGTAGTGCCATCCAGCATCAGCGGGGTCATTGCAGGCGTTTTCGCACTCAATCCGCCAGGCGCAATTGCTGTATGAGCCGGATCACTGTTACCCAGCGGCTGGTAATGGTTAAACTCTTCTTTTGACGCCATAACTGCCTCTTATACCGGTAAAGCTTCAGGTGTATTAAGTAATTCTTTATTGGTATCAGATGCCAGGTTACCTGCAGCCAGCGGTGCCGGTGCACCCTGCATCAGACGATCCAGCGCAGTGTCACTGCGCGCCTGTGCACTCTGTGGTGCTGCGGCCAGAATGCGGCGGGCCGTTTCCACGGTCATTCCGGGGGTTTCTGCCAGAACGCGCGCCTGTTCTTCGCGTCCGTGAGCCTCCTCACAGTTGAGGATCCCCATAATGCGGCTGTTTTCTGCCGCAACCGCTGCGGTGATCTGCGCGTTCACGTCCGGCTGCGCCGCGCTGGCGTTTTCGCCCTCCGTAGCTGGCACCACGTCAGTAACGTCAGCCTGCGAAGCGGTGGCTGAAACAGTTGTTGATTGAGTCTCTTTGGTCATTCGCCCTCCTGAGAGACGGGATTTACGTGCATCCAGTGCATCACGCATAACGGTGATCGCATCGGTGCTGTTGACAAGTTCATCAGCCAGTCCGGCATCAATGGCCTCCTGACCGCTGTACACTGCAGCCTCTGTATCCAGCACAGCCTGCACAGACAGGCCGGTATATGCCGACACCTTCTGCGCAAACATCCGGCGGGTTGCATCCATCCGGGACTGCAGTGTCTCCCGGACGTCATCCGGAAGATGGCTGTAGGGGTTGCCATCCACCTTATGGCTGCCGCTGTAAATCAGCGTGATTTCCACACCCTGTTTCTCCAGCGCAGCACCGTAATTACTGTGAGCCATCATGACGCCGATGGAGCCTGTCCGGGCGGTCTGCGTGACCAGACGCCGGGAGGCGGCACTGGCAAGCAGCTGACCTGCACTGCAGTTCATATCGTTGGCCAGCGCCCATACCGGTTTTATGTCACGCACACGGGCAATGATGTCAGCGCAGTCAAATGCTCCCGCCACCATTCCGCCTGGCGTGTCCATATCGAGCAGAATGCCGTCCACCATCGGGTCGCTGGCAGCCTGTTGCAGACGGGCGATAATGCCGTTGTAACCGGTCATCCCCGAATACGGCTGCAGCGCCCGCGTCCGGCTGACCAGCGTGCCGGACACCGGCAGCACGGCGATGCCGTTCATGACCTGATAACTGCGGGCCTGTCGTGGTCCGTCATCATCACCGGATAATGCCAGCGTCGCGAGTGCCTCCTGGGCAGTCAGGCTGTCGCCGGACACCGCATCCGTCAGGCGGCTGATCCCAAGCTGGCCTGCAAGCGCACAAAAGAAAACCCGCGCATAAGCGGGTTCAAGCATCAGCGGCTCATTAAAGGCCATACTGGCAATATGCGGGAGATTACGCAGCTCTGCTGTCACTCTTCTCCTCCTCTGTTGATTGTCGCAGCCCGGATTCAAATGCTGCAGCCGCCCAGGCGGGCGGTTTAAGACCAGCCGCGCGGCGCTCCATCGTTTCACGGACCTGCTGGGCAAAAATTTCCTGATAGTCGTCACCGCGTTTCGCGCACTCTTTCTCGTAGGTGCTCAGTCCGGCTTCTATCAGCATCACCGCTTCCTGAACTTCTTTCAGACCATCGATGGCCATACGACCGGAGCCTATCCAGTCACAGTTCCCCCAGGCACTTCGGGCTTCCTGAAAACTGAAGCGCGCTTTTGAAGGTAACGTCACCACGCGGCGAACGATGGCCTCTTCCAGCCAGCACAGAAACATCTGGCTCGCCTGACGGGATGCGACGAATTTTCGCCGTCCCATAAAGTGCGCCCACGACTCGTTCGCGCTGGCCCGTGCCGTGGAGTAGCTCATCTGGGCGTAATTCCGGGAAAGCTGCTCATATGAGACACCCAGGCCGGCAGCGATATACCGCAGCAGTGACTGCTCAAACACGGAGTAGCCGTTATCCGTGTCCTGAGCCGTCTGCAGGTTCAGTGAGTCACCCGGCATCAGGTGCGGCACTTTTGCGCCTCCCAGCCGGACCGGTGCTGCGGCGTAATACGCGGCAATTTCACCAATCCAGCCGGTCAGCCTTTCCCGCTGCTCCTGACTGTTCGCGCCCAGAATAAAATCCATCGCTGACTGCGTATCCAGCTCACTTTCAATGGTGGCGGCATACATCGCCTTCACAATGGCGCTCTGCAGCTGCGTGTTCTGCAGCGTGTCGAGCATCTTCATCTGCTCCATCACGCTGTAAAACACATTTGCACCGCGAGTCTGCCCGTCCTCCACGGGTTCAAAAACGTGAATGAACGAGGCGCGCCCGCCGGGTAACTCACGGGGTATCCATGTCCATTTCTGCGGCATCCAGCCAGGATAGCCGTCCTCGCTGACGTAATATCCCAGCGCCGCACCGCTGTCATTAATCTGCACACCGGCACGGCAGTTCCGGCTGTCGCCGGTATTGTTCGGGTTGCTGATGCGCTTCGGGCTGACCATCCGGAACTGTGTCCGGAAAAGCCGCGATGAACTGGTATCCCAGGTGGCCTGAACGAACAGTTCACCGTTAAAGGCGTGCATGGCCACACCTTCCCGAATCATCATGGTAAACGTGCGTTTTCGCTCAACGTCAATGCAGCAGCAGTCATCCTCGGCAAACTCTTTCCATGCCGCTTCAACCTCGCGGGAAAAGGCACGGGCTTCTTCCTCCCCGATGCCCAGATAGCGCCAGCTTGGGCGATGACTGAGCCGGAAAAAAGATCCGACGATATGATCCTGATGCAGCTGGATGGCGTTGGCGGCATAGCCGTTATTGCGTACCAGATCGTCTGCGCGGGCATTGCCACGGGTAAAGTTGGGCAACAGGGCTGCATCCACACTTTCACTCGGTGGGTTCCACGCCCGCAACTGCCCTCCAAATCCGCTGCCACCGCCGTGATAACCGGCATATTCGCGCAGCGATGTCATGCCGTCCGGCCCCAGAAGAGTGGGAATGGTGGGCGTTTTCATACATAAAATCCTGCAGGTCCCCTGCGTCGCTGTGTCATGCCGGTCTGCACTTCCAGCTCCGCAATGTATTTTTTCAGGTCAGACACGGAAGTGGCCGTAAACTCCACTCTCCGTCCGTCTTTCTGTACCGTTGCCACCCGTTTTCCTGTCATCAGGTCATGCAGTGCCGCACGGGCAGCGGCAAGTTCTTCCTGTCGCGTCATTCATCCTCTCCGGATAAGGCACGGGCGTAATCTGCCAGTGTTTTCTTGTTGGTTGCTGCACCATCCTCTTCCTGCAGGCTCGCCAGCAGCGCACTGAGATCCAGCTGCCAGCGGGAAATACTGATGCGCAGCGCCGCCAGCGCATAAACGAAGCAGTCGAGTGCCTCATTGCGTCGCTTTTTGCTGTCCCACAGTATTTTTTTCCTGCCATCCACCCATTTTTCGACCTGCTCTTCAGCAGTCAGCTGCTGCGCTTCGGTCAGATCAAAAATATCCGGGTTATTCGGGAAGTGAACGGCACCGGGAAGCGGTTCATCCCCTTCCGGCATCAGTGTGAAGCGGTTATAAATCTGCTCTTTCGCGGTATCCGTACCAATTTCGGTAAGGTAAACCCCGTTTTTGTTTCGCTTACGTGGCATGCTGGCCACCGGCTTTCCGTAGACGGATGCCCCTTTAATGGGGATCACCCGGAACAGCCCATGTTTTTTCGAGCGTTCATACACAATGGTCGGGTCAATCCCGCCAGTATCCCAGCAGATACGGGATACCGACATTTCTGCACCATTCCGGCGGGTATAGGTTTTATTGATGGCCTCATCCACACGCAGCAGCGTCTGTTCATCGTCGTGGCGGCCCATAATAATCTGCCGGTCAATCAGCCAGCTTTCCTCACCCGGCCCCCATCCCCATACGCGCATTTCGTAGCGATCCAGCTGGGAATCGATACCGGCAGTCAGGTAAGCCACACGGTCAGGAACGGGCGCTGAATAATGCTCTTTCCGCTCTGCCATCACTTCAGCATCCGGACGTTCGCCGATTTTCGCTTCCCACGTCTCACCGAGCGTGGTGTTCACGAAGGTTTTACGTTTTCCCGTATCCCCTTTCGTTTTCATCCAGTCTTTGACAATCTGCACCCAGGTGGTGAACGGGCTGTACGCCGTCCAGATGTGAAAGGTCACACTGTCCGGCGGCTCAATCTCTTCACCGGATGACGAAAACCAGAGAATGCCATCACGGGTCCAGATCCCGGTCTTTTCGCAGATATAACGGGCATCAGTAAAGTCCAGCTCCTGCTGGCGGATGACGCAGGCATTATGCTCGCAGAGATAAAACACGCTGGAGGGATCATCCGGCGTCCATTTGAGGCCAAACGGCGTCTCTTTATCGCCAAATTTAAGGTACTGCTCCTCCCCGCAGTGCGGGCAGGCAACATGAAAACGCATAAAATGCGGGGATTCACTGGCTGCACGCTCAATCTGGCAGGTGCCTCTCACTTTGGGCGTGGAGCCACGGATGGACTTTGGCCAGACCGAGCCTTCAATACGCTTGTCACCCAGGAACGTCGGAGAGCCTTCCTGTTCAATATCATCATCAAAAGCAGCAAGTTCATCATAACCCGCCACATCCACCGACTTTTCACGGTAGTTTTTTGCCGCTTTACCGCCCAGGCACCAGAAGCCACGCCCATTGGTGAAACGCTTCATGGTGAGCGTGTTATCCCGGTGCTTTTTGCCATACCACGGGGCCAGCGCCAGCAGCGACGGAATATCGCGGATGGTCGGCTCAACGTGGGTTTTCATAAAGTTCTCGGCATCACCATCCGTCGGCAACCAGATAAGGGTGTTGCGCTGCTTATGCTCTATGAAGTAGGCATAAACACCCAGCAGCATTTTGGAATAACCAACACGGGCAGACTTCACCACATTCACCTCACGGATGTAGTCGCTGCCCATCGCATTCATGATGGCCCGCTGAAAGGGCAGTGTTTCCCAGCGCCCTTCCTGGTATGCGGATTCTTTCGGGAGATAGTAATTGGCATCCGCCCATTCAACGGCGGTCTGTGGCTCCGGCCTGAACAGTGAGCGAAGCCCGGCGCGGACAAAATGCCGCAGCCTGTTAACCTGACTGTTCGATATATTCACTCAGCAACCCCGGTATCAGTTCATCCAGCGCGGCTGCTTTGTTCATGGCTTTGATGATATCCCGTTTCAGGAAATCAACATGTCGGTTTTCCAGTTCAGGAAAACGCCGCTGCACCGACAGGGGGATCCCGTCGAGAATACTGGCAATTTCACCTGCGATCCGCGACAGCACGAAAGTACAGAATGCGGTTTCCACCACCTCAGCGGAGTCTCTGGCATTTTTCAGCTCCTGTGCGTCGGCCTGCGCACGCGTAAGTCGATGACGTTCGTACTCAATAGTCCCTGGCTGGAGATCTGTCTCGCTGGCCTGCCGCAGTTCTTCAACTTCCCGGCGCAGCTTTTCGTTCTCAATTTCAGCATCCCTTTCGGCATACCATTTTATGGCGGCGGCAGAGTCATAAAGCACCTCATTACCCTTGCCCCCCCCCCCGCAGAACGGGCATTCCCTGCTCCTGCCAGTTCTGAATGGTACGGATACTCGCGCCGAAAATGTCAGCCAGCTGCTTTTTGTTGACTTCCATTGTTCATTCCACGGACAAAAACAGAGAAAGGAAACGACAGAGGCCCAAAAGTTCGTTTTCAGCACCTGTCGTTTCCTTTCTTTTCAGGGGGTATTTTAAATAAAAACATTAAGTTACGACGAAGAAGAACGGAAACGCCTTAAACCGGAAAATTTTCATAAATAGCGAAAACCCGCGAGGTCGCCGCCCCGTAACCTGTCGGATCGCCGGAAAGGACCCGCAAAATGATAATAATTATCATCTACATGTCACAACGTGCATCTACGCCATCAAACCACGTCAAATAATCAATTATGACGCAGGTATCGTATTAATTGATCTGCATCAACTTAACGTAAAAACAACTTCAGACAATACAAATCAGCGACACTGAATACAGGGCAACCTCATGTCAACGAAGAACAGAACCCGCAGAACAACAACCCGCAACATCCGCTTTCCTAACCAAATGATTGAACAAATTAACATCGCTCTTGTTCAAAAAGGGTCCGGGAATTTCTCAGCCTGGGTCATTGAAGCCTGCCGCCGGAGACTGTGCTCAGAAAAAAGAGTTTCGCCTGAAGCAAACAAAGAAAAGAGTGACATTACTGAATTGCTCAGAAAACAGGTCAGACCAGATTGAAGCAATTTAGATAATCGTGCAGACTACGCCCCATCATATCACATGGAAGGTACTACAATGGCTCAGGTTGCCATTTTTAAACAAATATTCGATAAAGTGCGAAATAATTTAAACTATCACTGGTTTTATTCTGAACTAAAACGTCACAATGTCTCACATTACATTTACTATTTAGCCACAGAGAATATTCATCTTGTTCTTGAAAACGATAATACGGTTTTAATAAAAGGACAGGGTAAGGTTGTAAATGTAAGATTTTCAAAAAATAAATGCCTTATAGAAGCCACCTTAAAAGGATTCAAATCAGGAGAGTTATCATTTTACGAATACAGGAAAAATCTTGCTACAGCAGGGGTTTTCAGATGGATTACAAATATCCACGAAAACAAAAGGTATTACTATACCTTTGATAATTCATTACTATTTACTGAGAACATTCAGAACACTACACAAATATTTCCGCACTAAATCATAACGTCCGGTTTCTTCCGCGCCAGAACCGGACTCGCTGGCATGATGAAATATGTGTACCCGGTAACCCCGGTGTGCATCGTTTTTGATTATTCCCGCACACTCACGCAGAAGGAATTCCCCGTCGGGCTACGGTCTCTGTTAATACGGGAATACGGCGACGATACAGCGCATGATGTGTCAGGCTTGAATACCTTTATCCTTTAAAAGGGATATCAGTTAAGTTATCCCGTGTAGGGTATAAGCCATTATCAAAGCCACTCTGTAGGGAATGGCTTTTGTGATGGCATCACTTACTCTTTACGCTGCTATCCCACTCATCCCGGAATTTTGATGGGTTATTGAAACCTTCTGCTGACATAACAACTCCTTCAATGTTTGGCTGAAATTAGGATGTCTTTCCATCAGTCCGCCACCACAAAGAATCTTTTTTGCCATAAGGCAGGAGGTTCATCTTTCAGTGGCTGCCGGTGTTATTTCCCCACTTACTGGCTTGGGTTGTTTCGTGGTACTGCCGTTAACTGGTGGCCCAGAATAAATTCCGGTTTCATTATCAAGCCCACCCGTAAATGGGCTTTGTAATGGCTACTTCACTTTTGCTTTTGCTTTTGCTTTTGCTTTTGCTTCCGCTCGCTTACGCCGGCGCTCTTCTTTCCTCTCGGCTTTTGCCATGTCCATGAATGCCTGCATGATCGAGTTCCGCATCATGTAGCTAACAAAGTGATGATTGACACAGCCGTTGAGGCGCAGCTGCTCGCCAAACTCATCCACCGAGGCCAATGCTTCCATCATGCCCTTCTCGCCTTTCATGAACTCTGAGAAGTCGCGCCCCGCTCTGGAGGCGCATTCAATAACCCGATCACTCATCCCGGAAGCCCGGGGATCGTAATCTGCAGCTGGTTAGCCAGGGAGTTAATCTCAGCGACCAACACTGGCTTCGTATAGCGCCATGCTGCCAGCCCTTGTCCGCAGAAGCTCGCCATGTCTTTCTTCTGGTCAAACTCATGACATTTCATGTTGAGCTGCGCACTTAAGCTGTTGCGATGCTGAAGTTCTCCGGTGAAGTAGTCATCGAGGACTTTATAGGCCGCGTACTTGAACCCGGGGTTTAACCAAGCCGCATAATCGTAAGCAACAAACTTCCCGCCATATGTTCCACCGTGTACACCGCGCTCAGTAAAAACCACAGATTCGTGGTTTTTCTCCAGCTCGGCTAAGAACTCTTTGGTCTGCTTGTTTCGCAGGTAGTGGTAAGGCGATTCAGATTCACTTTTACCACTGGCTTTCCACATATCAGTGAGGCAGATCATGCCATCTTCACCGATACGAATTGGTTGATTGAAGAGGGTTAATGATTTCATAGCGTGTACCTACTCTTTGAAATGAACCTTTGCCGCACAGGAAACCAGCCCACCGAGGCTCGCCAGCACTAACTGGTATCCTCAAAGGCCCATTCCAAAGGGGCAGGTTCGGTGTAAAAAACATGCGTTGCGGTACGCATTTATTGCAAAAAGCCCCGCATCGCGAGGCTCATTAAATGGACTTTGTGATTTGCAAAAAAATTATTTCAGGCATTGCGTCCTGATGTATTCCTGCAGGTAGTTAACCTGCGCGGTTATCTTGTCGATTCCACTTCGGAGACGGTAATAATTGAGTTCAGCATCTGCTGTAAGTCCTGGGCTTTCTCCATCGCCCATGCCGCTGGCTCCGGTCGTTGACTTTGCACAGGTGGCGGCGACTTGCAGGCGCTTACGCCCAGCAGAAACATCAGCACGGAGACTTTCGATAGTCGCGTTAGCATCAGCAAGCTCCTTTGTGTATCTTGCGTCGAGTTCTGCTACATCACGTTGACGCTTCCGCATGTCAGCGATGGTGGCGTTCGCCTTCTCCAGTTCACTGGCCTTGTTATCGCGCTGCTCTTTGTAGGCGATTGCGTTATCACGGTAATGATTAACAGCCAATGACAGGCAGACGATGATGCAGATAACCAGAGCGGAGATAATCGCGGTTACTCTGTTCATTGCTGACCCCACAAACAGATTTCACGCTCAATCTCACGACGAGTCATGAGACCTTTCCATTGCTTACCGCCAGCATATGTCCAGCGACGTAGCTGATCACATGCGCCTTTGATATCGCCCTGGTTTATTTTGCGAAGAAGCGTCGATGTTCTGAAATTGCCAGCGCCCACGTTGTAAACGAACGAGTAAAGAGCGCCGCGCGTTGTTTCCGGTATATCAACTTTTATGTACGGGTTAATTTGTCTGGCGACCGTGGCAAGGTCTTTATTCAGGAGGGCTTTGCATTCTGCTTTGGTATACGTTTTACCGAGCATGATGTCTTTTCCTGTATGCCCGTGACATACAGTCCATACACCAACAATATCTTTGTATGGTATGTAGCTGACACCTTCCAGACCATCGTTACCACTTGGGCCAGTGATTAACACTGATGCTATAGCAATTGCTCCGCCACCAATAGCAGCAGCAACGGCTTTTCGTAATGATGGAGGCATTATTCACCTCTCGCAGCCTTGCGCTTATCTTCTTTAATCTTGAAATAAAGGTTTGTCAGGTACGTCAGCAGGCCAAATACCAGGCTACCCAGCACACCTATTGCTGCCCACTGTGAGGGCGTGACTTTATCGAGCAGCTGTAAAAACCAGTAGCCAGCACTGCCTGCGGAGGTGCCGTAGGCAATGCCCGTTGTTAACTTATCCATGGATTTCATAGCCTCACCTCCGCAAATAACGGATGGTGTACACGGTTCGGAACGAAGAGGAAAGGTATAGAAGTTACATTAGCGTAAGGCTTGAACATCTATTCAAAAAGAAAAACGCCAGCGATTATTCTGGCGTAGCTGAAAGCATCATACAATTATCAAATACGAAAATTACAAAATCATTAAAACGCATCACGTTACATCATGTCTTTTTCTAAAAAAAATCTTGATGAATATTGATGGGGAGGAACACCAAAATATCTTCTGAAAACACTTACAAAATATGACGTGTTTTCATAACCGCATATCTCAGCAACTTTTCCAACAGAATATAAATTGTAGCTTAATAACCTTTCCGCCATCACCATTCGCTCTTCAAGAATTAATTTACTAAATGATAAGCCTTCGTGCTTTAATTTTCTTTTTAACAGACTTTCACTCAGATACAGTCTTGAAGATATATCACAAAGTCTCCATGTTGCAGATATATCCGTGTGAATAATAGCCTTAACTTTACTTCCTAAACTATTAAGACATCCAAATAAAAAACTTTGCACTATTTTCTCTGAAGATAAGATAGCAAGACATGCAAGTGATATTTGATTTCTAACAAAATCCACAGTTCTGCCATCACAATTCAAGCATGCAATCAAGTTCTTTAACAATGAAAAATCTTCACATTCCACCATCAAGTATGCCGGATAAAACCTTCTTACAGAAAAAGGTGAGAGTGTGTTGCTTTTAAAGAAATCATTAACTGTTTTCTCTTCAACATCTACGATCATTACATGATCTATATTTGATGAAAAAAAATCTTTTAAATTGTAATCAATGAGAACAGCACTTCCTTTTTTAAACAAAATATCTTCTTTACCAATTCGGACATCAAACGAGTTCAACACCAAAATGATAGAACATATGTATGGCATATTATCCACCTGATATCATTGGGGTTACACCAGGTAAGTATAGGTGGAAAATCAATATTCGCCAGTTCAACAATAAGGAAAATCTCATTGCATCACAAGTATAAAATTATGTATTTAACTCACAAAGACAAATTATTAAACCAATCTGTTATATTATATATAGCTGCGTGGAATCATAATATCATATATTTTGACTGGCATGTTTACCAAATTTAAGTTGCATCTCAATGGTTTCTTCAGCGTAAACAGAGTTTTTATACAAACTGACACTCTGGGTATCATAGTGTAGTTTTTACGATTGTAAATATCCTGTATGCAGGAACTCATCCTTTTGGATGATATCGCATACAATTAATTTACCATCAGTCTTAGAGCCAGTTCGTCCGGATAGGGATCGAAGTAATTCTGTGTAAGCAAGTAATCATTAGGATACTCACCCAGATAATGCTTCAGCAGAGTCAACGGCGCAAGAAGAGGTAATGTGCCAGAACGATAGTTAAGTATAACCTCGCTCAACTCTTTACGCTGGCGTGTACTTAAGTAGTTACTAAAATACCCCTGTATATGCATCAGCACATTCGTGTGATTTTTACGTGATGCAGGTTTTCTGAGAATCGCCATCAGCTTATCACGATACACCTCAAAGTATGATTCAAGATCCGCCCACTCGTGTATTGCAGCCACAAATGGTCCCATATCTTTATAGCCTGTCTGACTATGCGCCAACAACTGAAGCTTATAACGACTATGAAAAGCCAATAACTCTCTTCTTGATAATTTCTCCTTGTAAAGGTGATTGAGCTCATGCAAAGCAAAAACTCTTTCAACAAAATTCTCACGAAGCACTGGATCATGTAATCGCCCATCCTCTTCAACCGGTAGCCAGGAAAACTTTTCCATCAAAGTGCTCGTAAATAGTCCCACTCCATCTTTACGACCTCGATTACCATTTTCATCATAGACACGCACGCGCTCCATGCCACAGCTGGGAGATTTAGCACAAACCACAAACCCCGATACATCCTTTAATTTGTCCATATAAGAACGACTAAACTCTGTCATTCTCTCTGTCACATCCTCATTCTGGTCGTGGCTGAAACACATCCGTATATTTCCTTGCGTCGAGCGCACAAGACGTAGAGCAGGACGCGGAACTGGCAGCCCTATAGCCATTTCCGGACATACTGGTCTGAATGTTACCCATTCCACTAATTTGTCCATTAAAAAGTCAGCTCTTTTGTGACCACCATCAAAACGAACAGCAGAACCGGCCAAACAACCGCTGATTCCAATCACAGGTTTTTTTATCATATCCTCCCCCTTGACTAATTCATTAACACATAAACTGTGTAGTGCACGGAATAAATTGCCTTTCTGGCGTCATCACTGACAATTTTTCTGTTATGGACTATTCCTAATATAGTATGAAAGTTCTTTAAGTGATCGGTCGTAATCATCTATCTTTCATACTTACTCTCAACTATCAAAAGTACAGGATTTATTATGAAGTTATGGCCTGTGTTGACTGGCATTGCGCTCTCTTTCACTCTTATAGCATGTAAGACCCCGACACCACCTAAAGGTGTGCAGCCGATTACAAATTTTGACGCCAACCGCTACCTCGGAAAATGGTATGAAATAGCTCGCCTCGAGAACCGGTTCGAACGTGGTCTGGAACAGGTCAGCGCTACTTATGGAAAACGGAACGACGGAGGGATTCGTGTACTTAACCGTGGATACGATCCAACGAAAAATAAATGGAGCGAGAGCGAAGGTAAAGCATACTTTACTGGAGATACTAAAACTGCAGCGTTGAAGGTTTCGTTTTTTGGCCCCTTCTATGGTGGCTATAATGTAATCAAACTGGATGATGAGTATAAGTATGCTCTTGTCAGTGGTCCGAACAGAGAATACCTATGGATTCTGGCAAGGACCTCAACTATTCCAGATAAAGTAAAAGCAGACTATGTGCGAACCGCTCAAAAGTTGGGATTCAATGTCAATGAATTATTATGGGTTAAACAATAAAATCCCTACCCGAAATGATACTTATTAGAAAAAAACCAGCCTTTGGGGAGGCTGGCTAAATCAGGAAACAAGCTGTTATATGATAATAACTACGTTGCGATTCCAACATTTAAAATGTTAGACTAATGACAATCAGACAGCAACTTTTCCTTTAATTATTTCGAACAATCAGCATCCATCTCCAATCGGAGATCCAACACCATCAGCATACCCTCCACTACGCCCTCAGCTTTCTGGAGCATCCTGCCAACCCAACAATCAGATCGCCCATGCTTACGTGCAAGCGCCATAAAAGTCATGCCGCCGACATAATAGTCCACCAATAAATCATGCAAATCGCTGTTGTTCTTTTTCAGACGGGCCATGCACCCGCAAATGATCATCGCGTCATCGTCACAACATTGTGGGCGAGATTTTACTTTTGAAGGAATTAATCCCTTAAAACCGGCGGCAATGGACGACCAGGTCACATCTTCATGATTATTAGCCGCCCACGCTCCCCAACGCTCAAGAACCATCTGAATATCACGCATCAACTTACTCCACAAAAATCAGACCAGAACGCCAATTACAAGCAAAAATCAACAAAACAGTATTAGTTGATTGTTATCTCTGACTTCATACTCCTGCTCCTGTCAGGGTTTTGGCGTAATTCTTCAGTATTCGGTAATCGGTCAAAACAGAACCGGGGAAACGATATAAGCGCAGACGCCCCCAGCGGTGGCGAAGAAGTTCTGCCATATAAAACTCAAACATCATTCATTCCCCATTTCGGTGATGGTCAGTTCCAGCCTCCCACCTTTGGTAACAGGCATCTTCACAACGCGGTAATCAACGACCTGAGCATCATCCAGCCAGAAACCTGCTTTGGTGAGTGCGTCAAAAGCGGCTTTTTGCAGATTATCCAGGTCACGGCGACGGCGATCCGGCATGTGGCACTCAATACGGATTTTCACTGGCATAGCCAGGCCGATATCCAGCATTGCGTTTTTAATGATTCGGGTGACGTTATCGCGGTATGCCTGCCCTTCTGCGCTGATGTGTGTGCGCCCGCGATTATGGCGGTAGTAGCGGTTATTGCTCGGCGGCCAGGGTAGTGTGATGTGGTAAGTATTCACGCCTTAATTACCCCCTCTTTCAGCCAGATAACCTGCGTTCTCGCCATACCTTCCAGCGCGCATTCTTTTGCATATCCAGCGTTAACAAAATTCGTGCGACGGTCGATCTCATCGTGACAGGCAGAACATGCAATGGTGGCAATCAGGTCTGGCGGTTTAATACCGGTGCCGCACAATCCAGCCAGCCGGATATGTGCCAGTACAGACGTTTCAGGGTTGCCATTACATACGCCAGGGATTCTTACCTGGCATTCCCGACCACGCGCTGCTTTTCTCAAATCAGCCATGATTCCTCCTTGCTGCCAGTCGCAACCATTTTTTATCAACCAGGCTGGCGGTATATCCGAGCAGTGTTGGTATTTCGGAAGGCTTCAGCTCAGGTTTACGCTTACGACGATTTGGTACTCTGTAGATGTGTCCGTTCATGACACGAATAAGCGGTGTAGCCATTACGCCTCCTGCTTGTCGCGGAGCTGCTGGAACTCGCAGCTCTGCGGAATAGTCAGGTGGCAGCCAATATTCATCGCCCAGGCTTCAACCTTACACAGGAAGACATACATCTCTCCGGTATCAAGATCGGAGGTATGGCGTAACGACTGGATAGTGGTGATTTCACCGGTTACGACATCAACCAGTTCTTTGGTTTCATAACCGAGGTATGTGTGTTTGAGAGCTTCTTTTACCCATGCTGCGGTAGCGAACGATTTCCCCCTGCTGATAAGGTATTCACTGATTTCGCTGTACCACATGTGGCTGAGTGCATTCTGGGAAAGACTGCGTTTCTCACGCCACGGTTTAAGCACCATGCGAAAGCATTTTCCGTCCTCCAGATAAGGCTGGATCTGCTGGCCGATAGCGGTAAAGTTGCCGCGATGTAATTTGATGCCATCTTGTGGTAGGTTCACGCTTCACCTCCGCAGAGGTCAAACGTTGGATGCAAAAAATCGCAGGTGCATTTCTGCATCTGTGAAGGGAGAAGAGAGTTTAGATTGTATGTGCGCATAAACGTCCCCGTTTAGCGCAACCCCACCGCCGGGTGTTCAGGCCGACAGTAACTATATTATTCCCTACTGTTTTTTAAAAATCAAAGGCCTTTATACGTCACACGAGAGCAAATATTTCCGAAGAAGAAACCTTTCGCCTTGAAAGGATAAAGAGTTCATTTCATAAATTGAAATATTCAATAAGAATATTGCAAAAAATGAAATTATTTACTAGCGAGTCTATCTAACTGATAATTATGAAGATTGTAAGCGGTAGCAATCACCCGCATACACATTGAACAGGATTTAATACAAAACGTCTTAAATTGTCCGTAAGGAATAGCACGAATGACTCAAACTCCACTATTACTTGCAATCATATTTTTATTGGTTGTTCTTGTTCTATATATAGCTGCAATCAAACGCATCAAAAAAATACAATTAGAATTAAGTGATAGCAATCAAAAAAATGAAGAATACAAATCTCGCTTTGCAGATTATTTTAATGTGGAAGAGGAATGTAAGAAGCTTATTGAGAAAACAGAGCAAGAATGCTCCATTATAAAAGAAGAGTCCCAAAAAGTAAAAGAAAATGCCAATAATGAACTAACAAACACCATTGAAAAAATGGATGGTATCAATAAACAAATCCAAGAACTAAGAAGAACTTATAAAGAGAAGAAAGAAATATATGATAAGCTAGTAAAGCAAATTTCTATTTATTCAGAAGATGTTGAACTAGCCGAACTAGGATTTTACGAACCTCATTTTAATTTTGAAGATTCAGAGCAATTTAAAAACAAAATAAAATCCATCAGGGATGAACAGAAATTAATGCTGCGGGATAAAACCCACTCTGGTGCAGTATATTGCACAACCCAATGGACTGTTGAAGGCTCTCGAGCAGAGGGTAAAAAAATGACAGACAGAAATATTAGGCTAACTACTAGAGCATTTAATAATGAATGTGATGCTGCAATTAGTAATTGCACGTGGAAAAATATCACTAAAATGGAAGAACGCATCACAAAGGCATTTGAGGCCATAAATAAACTAAACGAGCAAAATCACATATATATAAATACTAAATACCTTAATAAAAAACTTGAGGAGTTGTGGCTTACCCATGAATATCGTGAGCAAAAACAGAAAGAAAAAGAAGAACAGGCAGAAATAAGGGCACAAATGAGAGAGGAGGAGCGTGCACAACGAGAAATAGAAAAGGCCATGCAAGACGCAGAGGCAGAAGAGCGCCGTTATAAAAAAGCAATTGAAGCTGCAAGAAAGGAAATGGAAAAAGTTACTGGTGACATGAAGCAGCGCCTCGAAAATCGCATTGCCGAACTAGAACAGAGTTTGTCGCAGGCTGAATCAAAGCATCAAAGAGCATTATCCATGGCACAACAAACCAAACAAGGTCATGTTTATATTATTTCGAACATAGGTTCTTTTGGGGAGAATGTTTATAAAATAGGCATGACACGACGTCTTGATCCACAAGACCGTGTAAATGAGCTTGGTGATGCATCTGTTCCTTTTATTTTTGATGTGCATGCCATGATTTATTCGGAGGACGCTCCATCATTAGAAAAAAAACTACATGATGTCTTCGATAAAAAGAGAGTCAATCTTGTAAATCGTAGAAAAGAGTTTTTCTATGTTACTCTGGATGAGATCAAAGAAGCTGTTAAAAAACACTCTGATTCAGAAATTGAATTTATTGAGACAGCAGTCGCAAAAGACTTTAATGAGTCATTGGCTATTCGTAATCATGAAAATAAAAAAATCGACAACAGCAACTCATCAATCATACTTGAGCGAAAAATCACAGAGTTTGCAGATGCAATTTAATTAATTTGTAGTTAAAACAAAACAGGCATCGTTGATACTTTTTGGTCAGCGATGCTTACATCCTCCTCCCGGAAAACGTCGATTACTTGCAACTTTATTTTTAATTTCCAGCAGCAAGTACTAATGCACAACCTCCATTACATACTGATTTGAACATCACGAATCCCGCCTCTAGCTTAAACTACAAAGTATTACCAGAATCAATCTTATTCATAACTAAACTCCACAGACCAATTGAACATATGAATCCATATTGATATGCTACATCACAATGTGTTAACCATTAGATAACACATTGAAACTATAAACATCATTACTATTTAAATTTCGTATTATAACTACAGCAAAAGGAAAGCCTCATGACAAACAAAAACAAACTTGAGAACTTTGAAGACTTACTTCTGGGGAAGTTTTTAGATCCCATACATGGAGTGATTCGAATAACTAAGCTAGAAAAAAAGATAATTGACCATCCTTTATTCCAACGACTACGAGATATCAGGCAGAACACGTTTCTATATAAAGTATTTCCTTCTGCAATGCACTCTCGCTTTGAACACTCTGTCGGTGTAATGCATTTATCGTATGAGATTTTGAAAAATATAAATTTGAATGCATTAATTTATGACCGAAAAAATATGGGCATTGATCTATATTTAGATATAAAAAAAATGCCTTCAAGTCTTATACAGGAGTTACGTATTGCAGCATTGTTACACGATGTTGGGCATGGCCCACTTGCCCACCAATTCGATAGTTTTGCAATATCCGTAAAAGATTTCAAAGAAAAATGCAAAACTGAAGGAAATAAACAATACGATAAGATTATATCTTTAAGTGATAATGACAAGTTAACCCACGAACAAGTATCATGTATTTTTATTAAAGAAATTATTGAAGAATTAAAAAATGAAGCCCAAGATAAATCAAATGACGACGATGTCTATAAAGAAAACATAGCGGCTATTAATCCAGAAAGCATTATAAAAATTGTTGATAAAAGATATGATTTTAAAAATAACATTGAGGGAGTAAATGTATATCCTTTATTATGTTCAATCATATCATCTTCACCTATAGATGCGGACAGAATGGACTACCTACTTAGAGATAGCTACTTCTCCGGCGTTAAATATGGGATTTATGATTATGGACGATTATTAATGTCATTTATTCCTGTGAAAGTTGAAAATAGTGTTTACCTGGCATATAAAGAAAGTGGTATGGATTCAATACTAGAATTTGCCAATGCAAGAAGTGGGCTTTATAGTCAAGTTTATTTTCATAAGACCAATCGTGCACTATCTGCGATGCTTAACAAAGCGTGTTCTAGAAAAAAAACTGATGATGTTGTCTCTTTAAAATCTAAAAACACTCTCATTGAGTCCATCAAACACTTTTATCGTGAAAACCCAGACAAAACGTTTTTAGAAAACACTCTTAAAAACACATTAGATAAAAATTCTCAAGCTATAATTCAAGATATTGTTGATAGAAATGTTTGGAAAAAAATATATGAAAAAAAACACACGTTTTCTAATGTTAACATTTCCGACAACAGATACAAAGAATATAAACAAAATATATCTAAGAAAATCAACAAAATCATTGAGGATAATTTAAAAGGAGATGAATGGGTTCTTGATTTTCAGATTGAAGATAACTTTAAAGATATCGATACAAGTCAAGCTAAAATAATAAAAAAAGAAACAGGCGGCAAGTATACAATAAATGATTTATGTAAGTATAACGATGTACTTCAACCCTATCACTATGTTAAATTCTTTATTCGAGTTTTTGTTTCTAAGACAACTCAACTCCAAAACACCGAAGAAATTAATGTGTTAATAAAAAAAATAGATAAATGTCTTAATGATGAGATTGAACATATTAAAAAAGACAAGTAGAGCCCCCCTGATGTTTTAAAAAAACATCTTAACTATAAACACAACGCCATTAGTTACTCTCAGTAACTAGTGGCGTTCATGTCTAATGATTGACCCGCAGTATTATCTGGTGCTTGTCAATCAGATTTATTCATTGTTTAATACTACCTCAGCATCCTGTTATACGCTACACAACCATTATTACTCATCCTTTGAGTTACATTTAATATCTGAAATATTTTTGTGTTAATCAATGTGTGGATATATTCCCTACTAATTCACTAATTCATACAGCACCAAGCTAGAAACATTGTTATAGTTCCCCGCACAAAGCAAACCATTAAATTTGATTGGATGTTTTCGAGATAACCATCAAATCAAGTAATAACTAATCTCCCATATACCGCCAACACCCGCTTCATCGCGGCACTCTGGCGACACTCCTTAAAAATCAGGTTCGTGCTCACCTTTCCTTCCCGTTCTTCTCTAGTAGCGAACCGGTAATACACCGTTCGCCAGACCTTACCATCAATGACCAGGATTCCTGCCCGCGCCATTTTTGCCGCAGCCTGATTTATGCTGGTTAATGTCACACCTGTTGTCGCAGCAACGTCCGGCGTACAGAAGCTCTTGTGCGTCTCCAGATAATGAATAATTGCCTCTTTGCCCGTCATACAGTTGCTCCTTTCAGTCCGAACTTCGCTTTGATTTCTGCGATCTTCGCCAGAGCCTGTGCACGATTTAGAGGTCTACCGCCCATGACAGGAAGTTGTTTTACTGGTTCAGGTATCGCCTCACCACGGTTAATTCGCGCGGTCATACAAGTCAGTTCATCGGCAGCCTTGCGCCGTAATTCCGCATCAGTAAGCGCATTGGCCCGCATGTTCTGGTACAGGTTGGTAACCAGCCAGTAGTGCGCGTTTGATTTCCACGGATAAGACTCTGCATCCGGATACAGGCCACGCTTCCGACAATACTCATAGACCATATCAACCAGCTCGCTGACGTTTGGCAGCCCGGCGTTAACGGATGCTTCTTCCCGGCACCAGGCAACAAACTGCCCGGGTGATGGCAGGAATGGTCGATTCTGCCGACGGGCTACGCGCATTCCTGCGTTAACCTGTTCCATCGTGGTGATCCCATTTTCCCGGAAAGCCAGAACCCACTGGCGGCGGATTTCGTTCAGTTCATTCTGGTCCCGGTTAGCCAGGCTCGCCGGGAAAGTTGCCAGTAACTGGCTGAACACACCATTGATAATCTGCGCTACCTGCTGTACCTGCGGCTTTTCGTCGTACTGTTCCGGCATGTTATTGGCGATCCGGCGCATCTGCTCACGGTCAAAATTAACCATCTGTGCGGCGATGTTTTTCATAGCTCCACCCCGTAAATCCAGTCAGTGTTCGTCAGGTCGAGTTTTGGTTTTCCGGCTGTCACGCCAGCCTGTTGCTTGTTACGGTTGATTTCGAGTTGGGTCCACTTGTCGCGGAGTTTGGCCGGACTTAGCACGTTACCGGACCAGAAGTTGTCCTGGCATGCCCAGCGGAACAGCACGCACATGTCGCGGTGGTTACGTCCGTCACGTTCACGCATCAGGCGAATATCGTTAGCCCACCCTGCAAAATTCGGTTTTCTGGCTGATGGCGCGATGGTCTTCACCATGTCAAACATCCACTCTGCGGCGGTCAGGTCTTCTGCTGTCCCCCACTTGCTGCCGCTCTGAATCGCAGCATCCGGTTTCACCACAGGAAGGGCATTTTCTGGCTGGTCAGAGGATTCGTCAGAATTCTCGGACGAAAAAGGTTTTATATTGTCTTTTGTTAGTTTGTCTTTTGTGTTTACCTGATTCGGGTAAGTGCCTTTACCTGATTTGGGTAAACTTTTCTTACCTGACTCAGGTAAATTTACCTCTTTCAGGTAAACTTTATTTTTCTTACCTGATTCGGGTAATGTTGACCATTCACTGACCACATTATTGATGCCGATATTCCGCCCGCTCTGAATAAGAATCCCACGCTTTACCAGAACGCTTTTTGCAGCAGAACACTTGTGCGGCAATATCCCGGTCAATTCGGAAAGTTGCTCGTTGCTCACCCAATCCAGTTTTTTATTAAAGCCATATGTTTTGCGCATGACAGCCAGGAAGACCAGAAGCTGGTGCTGTTTTAATCCGGCCAGCATTACAGCTTCCAGCAACTCATTTGCAATGCGCGTATAACCATCATCGAGATCTGCCACGCGCGGCTCCTTTTGTGCCACATCCGGCACTGGAAAATTGAATATCTCAGCAGTGTTTGCCATAATTCCTCCCGCAATGAGTGTGTTACGATTTGCACCTGAAAGTCGGTTCTGTTCGCGCAGACCGGCTTTCGCCATTTCTGAACCTGTCATATTGCCCCCAGCATGGTGGTGACCATCGCCATCAGTGGACCAGCCAGATCCGGGTCCACACGAAACATCGACACAATGCCTTCACTCATCTCCTTCAGTTTCTGGTGGCGTGGTGCGTTGAGAATGACAGCCTGTTTTGCCTCACTGAGTTCCTTTTCCATTTCAGCCAGCCGAGCCATGAAGCTATCCTGCCCAACCAGGTGGCCGCGATATTCCAGCGGTAGTACCGCCAGAATTGCCGGGGTCAGTTCACGCACGTTATTTCGGTATTTTTCAGAATCGAATTTGTTATCGAGGAAGCGGAACAGCTTCTGGCGTGCACGGCTGACATCATCAGGGAAATCGATGGTGCCGCCGCCCTGCTCCCGATACTCATTCACAATGAGTGCGGCAACAACATCCTGATTATCTGCAGCCGACCAGGCGCGAACGGCATCACGGATTTTTTCGTGGCCTGGCGCCTGTTTTGTTTGAGAACGATTTATCACCGCAGTCGGGCTAAATCCGCTAGTCTGTTGGTATGTAAGTGATTGCATAGTCATTGCCTTATCAGTTAACGCCGCAGTTTAGGCGGCAGAATTACTCGCGTTAAACAATGGTGCGAGGTCGGGACGAATATCTGCTGGTTTAATCTTTCCACCAGTGGCTGAGACAATTTTCATTACATAGCGGGCATCAATTCCGCCACCGTGTAGCCAACGCCAAACAGTGGGTTGGGCTACACCGCATAGATCTGCCAGTCGTTTTTGACTACCTGTAATACTGATTGCGAGTTGAATGGTTTGATTTGTCATTATCAATTCCTATTGGTATTGCAATGAATAGATAATAGCAATGCGTATTAACCCAATCAATAGCAAAACGTGTTTTGACCATCAATACGCGAGCGTATAAATTAAAACTTATGAAAAAAGAAACTCTTGCTGATCGCTTAAACCTAGCGATGGAACAATCTGGAATGTCTCAAGGCGCTCTTGCAAAGGCGTCTGGCGTAGCTCAACCCACAATCTGGAGACTGACAAGCGGCAACGCGCGCGGCTCAACAAAAATTGTTGAAATAGCTAATGCATTGGGTGTTCGAACTGAGTGGCTCTCATCAGGCATAGGCCCGATGAGAAATGACGGTCAACAATCAGGGAAGCCTGCTGTCAACCATTCCAAATACTTCAAGATTGACGTTCTTGATATAGAAGTCAGTGCCGGGCCGGGTGTCATCAATCGTGAGTTTGTAGAAGTTCTACGCTCGGTTGAGTACTCGTTTGACGATGCTCGTCACATGTTCGATGGCAGGAAGGCGGAAAATATCCGCATCATTAACGTGCGTGGTGACAGCATGTCAGGAACGATCGAACCAGGTGATCTGCTGTTCGTTGATATCACGGTTAAATCTTTCGACGGTGATGGTATCTATGCGTTTCTGTACGACGACACAGCCCATGTAAAGCGTCTGCAAATGATGAAGGATAAGCTGCTGGTTATCTCTGATAACAAGAGCTACTCACCTTGGGACCCGATCGAGAAAGACGAGATGAACCGGGTGTTCATCTTCGGTAAGGTTATTGGGAGCATGCCGCAGACGTATAGGAAGCATGGGTAGCCATACAATAGAAGTTTTAAGATTTAAGACAATATCGTAAATTAACTGTATATGTGATCAGGTGAATGCCATAATGGATGCGGGCAACAATTCGGAAACCAATGATATGAAGTTCAGGATAGTATACGACGGTCCGGCACTGGAAACGCATGAAATGAACGTGCGAGACCTTGCTCCTGCCCTTCTATCACTATCAGATGCATTAGAGGAAGCCGGTAAAACTCTCTACGGAAACAAGACTGTTGTTTCTGTAAAAGTCAATGCATCATTTAAAGCTGGCTCATTTGGAATAGATCTGGTTGCCTCATCTACATCTTGGTTCAAACAGGCTGTTGATTTTTTATCCGGCGATTCAGCAACAGCCGCTGCGAATTTGATTGCTTTTATTGGACTCTGTCCTGGTTCTAAAGAAAAAATATGCAAAGGCCTAATTCAACTGATAAAATGGATAGGTCCAAGGAAAATAAAAAAATTACACAATTTGCCTGATAGCAACATCGAAGTCTTTGTTGATGACGAAAGCGAGATCTACGACAGTAACGTTATTGAACTTTATAAAAATATTAAACTTCGCTCTTCATTACAAGAAGTTATAAGTAAGCCATTAGAGCAGGAAGGCATTGACAGCTTTGCCTCTACTGTCGATGATGGTTTGACATTCATGACGATCAACAAGCAAGAAGCACATTATTTCAAAGTCAATCTACCAGCAGAATCAATAATTTCAGAGTACACAGTAGAGAAAGCCCTTCAAATTAAAAATATTTCCTTCAATGAAGGAAGCCGGTGGCGGTTTTCTGATGGTGCCAGTAGCTTTTTGGCTGAAATAAAAGACCAGAAATTCATCAGCGATATTGATAACAACACCTTAAATTTTTCTAAAGGTGATATGTTACTTGTAGATTTAAAAGTAACTCAATATATGATCGGAGATGCCATAAAAACCATATTCGAAATTGAGCATGTAAAAAAACAGTTGAATCCTCAAAGGCAAATAGATCTTCCATTCGAATAAAGATACCCGGCCACCGTGCCGGGTTTTCTTTTGCCTCCCCTCATCACACAAACCGTTCAAAAAACCACCACGACCTCGCTTCAGTTATCGCTATGCGATTCAAGTTACAAAATTAATTCTTTTTGCTATCAAACATTTAATAGCAAAACACATCTAACAATAGCAATAAGCATTGATATCACCAATAGCAATAGCTATTATCACCATGTCGCAACAACACAACGATACGGCAACCACCTGATTCACCGTTGCGATGACCGCTTAGATCCGCAGCTTGAATTTCAGCAGGCTCCGGGGAGTGCGAGGGGTGAAACGGACGCGTGAACGTCGGTGTGACCAGCTGAAATCAACTCAACACTTCATACCTCAGTTGCTTCAACGAGGCGACTTAGTTATGACAACCGGCGGCCATCCACCGCCAGATACTGCGCAACCCCTTATTTGTTCAGCAGCCCAGCTTACGGGCAGGAGTTTTTATGGTTCATCAACATTACGGAACGCAGACCGTTAATCGCGGTGCGGTCATGCCAGGAATGCTGGTCAAACACAAAGATGGTACCTGGACTGCATCAGCTAATTTACGCGGACGGCTTTATCTGCATCGCGGCATCGAGCGCACTTATACCCGTGATTTGCTCGTGGAAGTTTTTCTCGACGGACGCGGCAACGGCCTGAATCACTAATCCCCTTTCCTGTTTACCTAATCAGCCTGGCATTTAGCGGGCGATATTTTCACAGCCATTTTCAGGAGTTCAGCCATGAACGCTTATTACATTCAGGATCGTCTTGAGGCTCAAAGCTGGGCGCGTCACTACCAGCAGATCGCCCGTGAAGAGAAAGAGGCAGAACTGGCAGACGACATGGAAAAAGGCCTGCCCCAGCACCTGTTTGAATCGCTATGCATCGATCATTTGCAACGCCACGGGGCCAGCAAAAAAGCCATTACCCGTGCGTTTGATGACGATGTTGAGTTTCAGGAGCGCATGGCAGAACACATCCGGTACATGGTTGAAACCATTGCTCACCATCAGGTTGATATTGATTCAGAGGTATAAAACGGATGAGTACAGCACTCGCAACGCTGGCAGGGAAGCTGGCTGAACGTGTCGGCATGGATTCTGTCGACCCACAGGAACTGATCACCACTCTTCGCCAGACAGCATTTAAAGGCGATGCCAGCGATGCGCAGTTCATCGCATTGCTGATCGTCGCCAACCAATACGGCCTTAATCCGTGGACGAAAGAAATTTACGCCTTCCCTGATAAGCAGAACGGCATCGTTCCGGTGGTGGGCGTTGATGGCTGGTCCCGCATCATCAACGAAAACCAGCAGTTTGACGGCATGGACTTTGAACAGGACAATGAATCCTGTACATGCCGGATTTACCGCAAGGACCGTAATCATCCGATCTGCGTTACCGAATGGATGGATGAATGCCGCCGCGAACCATTCAAAACTCGCGAAGGCAGAGAAATCACGGGGCCGTGGCAGTCGCATCCCAAACGAATGTTACGGCATAAAGCCATGATTCAGTGTGCCCGTCTGGCCTTCGGATTTGCTGGTATCTATGACAAGGATGAAGCCGAGCGCATTGTCGAAAATACTGCATACACTGCAGAACGCCAGCCGGAACGCGACATCACTCCGGTTAACGATGAAACCATGCAGGAGATTAACACTCTGCTGATCGCCCTGGATAAAACATGGGATGACGACTTATTGCCACTCTGTTCCCAGATATTTCGCCGCGACATTCGCGCATCGTCAGAACTGACACAGGCAGAAGCAATGAAAGCTCTTGGATTCCTGAAACAGAAAGCCTCTGAACAGAAGGTGGCTGCATGACACCGGACATTATCCTGCAGCGTACCGGGATCGACGTGAGAGCTGTCGAACAGGGGGATGATGCGTGGCACAAATTACGGCTCGGCGTCATCACCGCTTCAGAAGTTCACAATGTGATAGCAAAACCCCGCTCCGGAAAGAAATGGCCTGACATGAAAATGTCCTACTTCCACACCCTGCTTGCCGAGGTTTGCACCGGTGTGGCTCCGGAAGTTAACGCTAAGGCGCTGGCCTGGGGAAAACAGTACGAGAACGACGCCAGAGCCCTCTTTGAGTTCACTTCCGGCGTGAATGTTACTGAATCCCCGATCATCTATCGCGACGAAAGTATGCGCACCGCCTGCTCTCCCGATGGTTTATGCAGTGACGGCAACGGCCTTGAACTGAAATGCCCGTTTACCTCCCGGGATTTCATGAAATTCCGGCTCGGTGGTTTCGAGGCAATAAAATCGGCTTACATGGCCCAGGTGCAGTACAGCATGTGGGTGACGCGAAAAGATGCCTGGTACTTTGCCAACTATGACCCGCGCATGAAGCGTGAAGGCCTGCATTATGTCGTGGTTGAGCGGAATGAAAAGTACATGGCGAGTTTTGACGAGATGGTGCCGGAGTTCATCGAAAAAATGGACGAGGCACTGGCTGAAATTGGTTTTGTATATGGGGAGCAATGGCAATGAAGCATCCTCACGATAATATCCGGGTAGGCGCGATCACTTTCGTCTACTCCGTTACAAAGCGAGGCTGGGTATTTCCCGGCCTTTCTGTTATCCGAAATCCGCTGAAAGCCCAGCGGCTGGCTGAGGAGATAAATAATAAACGGGAGAGTGTATGATTCATTTTCACGGTGGTCCAATAACTCCCGATACCTGTGCGTTGAAAGCCTGGAAAGGCAGACACGCATTCATCAGTTTTGCTAATCCAGCTCAGATTGATCTGGCTTCCGAAGTCACCCAATCATTTGCTCTTGATAATGGTGCATTCACATTCTGGACAAAAAACAAGGCCATAGACTGGAATGAATATTACAGATTTGTTGAACGCTGGGGTAATCACCCTCGTTTCTCATTCGCGGTTATCCCGGATGTTATCGGCGGAACCAGTGAAGAGAATGACGCCCTGATTGCGGCATGGCCTCACGGTAAATTTATTGGTGCTCCGGTGTGGCACATGAACGAACCGGATGAGCGATTTATTCGTCTGTGCCATGAGTTTCCCCGCGTCTGCATCGGCTCGATGGGGGAATACGATGCAAAACGACCGAGAGCGTGTCGGGCTAAACTACGCGATCTTATACGTCATGTTGTAGATCAGTACGGCTACCCAATCACCAAGATTCATGGGTTACGGATGTTAAATAAAGACATTTTTACTCATGTACCGCTTTCGTCTGCAGACAGCACGAACGTCGCAAGAAATATAGGCATCGACAAATCCTGGGTAGGTTCGCCATATGCTCCCGCAAGTAAAGAAACCCGTACGCAAGTTCTTGTGGAACGCATTGAATCATTCAACAGTGCCAGTTCACTTAATTACAACGCTGAACGGGACGTCTTTACCCCTCAACTGGCATTCGAAGTGTGAGGCCAATATGACAATAGAACATAATAACGCCCTTCGCAGCATTGCCCGTCAGGCTAATTATGAAATCAAAAAAGCCAGACAGCAGTTTCCGGATAAAAACGTCAATGACATTTGCCGTAGCGTACTAAAGAAGCACCGCGAAACGGTAACGCTGATGGGATTCACACCGACTCATTTAAGCCTGGCGATCGGCATGTTAAACGGCGTCTTTAAGGAACGGTGAACATGAAAAACAAAATCATCATGGAGCTACAGGCTCCTTTTTTATTATTCGCATTCACCCTCAAGCGTATTAACCAACAATTCAGGGATTAATGAAAGATGGCAGACATCATTGATTCAGCATCAGAAATTGAAGAATTACAGCGCAACACAGCAATAAAAATGCGCCGCCTGAACCACCAGGCTATATCTGCCACTCATTGTTGTGAGTGTGGCGATCCGATAGATGAACGAAGACGCCTGGCCGTTCAGGGTTGTCGGACTTGTGCAAGTTGCCAGGAGGAGATCGAACTTAAGAACAAACAATGGGGACTGTGATGGCCTCAAAGCAGCAAATTTTAACATCGTCCAATTGAGGTGTAAAAATGTTCAGAATCATTTTTCCTAACACCTGGTACGTCGATCACCACGGCACTCCCTGCAAAATCCTGCGTTCTACCCACAACAAAGTTCACTACATCCGAAAAGGCAGAACATGTATCGCCAGCATGTTCCGCTTTAATCATGACTTTGAACCTGTGAATAAAGCTGATGCAGATCGGATAGCAGAAGAGATCGAAACGGCAGAACACATTAAGAAGTTACGTGCCATACGCAGGAAATAGAAAAATTGATAAATTCAATACTGCATTTCTCAGCATTAAATTTATCTCTATGACCAGTCAAGAGATGTACCTGCCATAAGCTTAATATCATGTCAGATATATCGGTCACAAACTCCCTCAGCAGCTAAGAGGAGGACAAATGTCTCGACTAATCACTTTACAGGACTGGGCTAAAGAAGAATTTGGGGACTTAGCACCAAGTGAGCGAGTTCTGAAAAAATACGCGCAAGGGAAAATGATGGCCCCACCCGCTATAAAAGTTGGTCGCTACTGGATGATTGACCGAAATTCCCGTTTTGTAGGAACGCTTGCAGAACCGCAACTCCCAATCAACGCAAACCCAAAACTCCAACGGATAATCGCTGATGGCTGCTAGACCCCGATCTCACAAAATCTCTATACCCAATTTATATTGCAAATTAGATAAGCGAACCGGAAAGGTATATTGGCAATACAAACATCCACTATCCGGTCGTTTTCATAGTTTAGGAACTGATGAGAATGAAGCAAAACAGGTTGCTACTGAAGCAAATACCATTATTGCTGAACAACGTACCCGACAAATATTAAGCGTCAATGAGCGTCTGGAAAGAATGAAAGGCAGGCGCTCAGACATTACGGTGACAGAATGGCTTGATAAATATATTTCTATCCAGGAGGACAGGCTGCAACATAATGAACTAAGACCCAACTCCTATCGGCAAAAAGGCAAACCCATTCGTCTCTTCCGTGAGCATTGTGGAATGCAACACCTCAAGGATATTACCGCACTTGATATTGCCGAAATAATTGATGCTGTAAAGGCTGAAGGTCATAACAGGATGGCGCAAGTCGTGAGAATGGTGTTGATCGACGTCTTCAAAGAAGCACAACACGCAGGACATGTTCCGCCAGGATTTAACCCAGCGCAGGCAACAAAACAACCGCGAAATCGAGTAAACCGCCAAAGATTATCACTGTCCGAATGGCAGGCAATATTTGACAGCGTAAGCAGACGGCAGCCCTATTTAAAATGCGGGATGCTACTTGCTCTTGTCACTGGACAACGTTTAGGCGATATCTGCAATTTGAAATTCTCTGATATATGGGACGACATGTTGCACATTACTCAGGAAAAAACCGGTTCAAAACTTGCTATTCCGCTTAGCCTGAAATGCGATGCTCTGAATATTACCCTTCGTGAAGTTATATCTCAGTGCAGGGATGCTGTTGTTAGTAAATATCTGGTCCATTACCGTCACACTACCTCTCAAGCAAACAGAGGAGACCAGGTTTCTGCAAATACTCTTACAACGGCTTTTAAAAAGGCCAGGGAAAAATGTGGCATAAAATGGGAGCCAGGAACTGCGCCCACATTTCATGAGCAGCGATCTCTGTCAGAACGGTTATATCGGGAACAGGGGCTGGATACGCAAAAGTTGTTAGGTCATAAATCCAGAAAAATGACCGACCGATACAATGATGATCGTGGTAAAGACTGGATTATCGTAGATATCAAAACAGCATAG